TACTTCGTCTTCGGTACAGGTATCAACGCAGGAACTACCATAGTAAGTATCGATTCTGCTTCTCAAATAACTCTTTCTAGTAATGCTACATCGTCTGGTACTGCTGCATTTGCAGTCTCACCGTGGGCAATGAATACAGGAACTATTACTCTTCCTGATGTTTCTGCTGCGGGTCGTTATCGTCGATCTAGAACTTCCTCTACAGCTATAGGTCAAGTACAAACTTCCCAAAATTTAGCGCACAGTCATACCGGCTCGTTAACTACAGGAAATGAAAGTGCTTCACATACACATAGTTTCTCAGGCAGTGGCAGTTCAAGCGTTAACTTTGGTTCCTTTGTTCCTGCGTCATCCACAGGCTGGATAAATCAGTTCAACAACGATGTTACAGGTAATAACACCCCGTTTAGCTCCAGTGGAAGTTTTTCTCAGATTAGCGGAGCCTCGGGTACTGCTAGTGTTTCAGGCACAACTGGAACAGAGAGCGTAAATCATACACATTCTGTTACTATTCCCTCGGATGGTGGAACTGAAGCACGTCCTGTTACCCTTATCGTTATGACTTGCGTTAAGACCTAATGACTAAACTTACTCTTAGCAATCTCCAGAATCTACAGAACGAATCTACTACGATTACGACGCTGACGCAGAATAACGTCGCGACATCGGCTGCTCTTGAGAATACGCTTTCTAGAGATGGCACCAGTCCTAATCAGATGAATGCTGATTTCGATATGAATAGCAATCGTATTCTTAATCTACCTGATGCACTGACGGATCAAGAGCCTGCTACGTTCAGTCAGCTTAATGACCGTATAGACAGTCTCACTAATGGTGCTGTTATATCTGCATCATATGTTACTCTTGCTAATGATCCTCAGCTTCAGAATGAACGTGTTCTTACGGCAGGCACCAATCTAGGAATAGCTGATACAGGTCCTAACGGTGAAGTCATTGTTTCAATCACTGACCCTGAACTCAACTCTATTGCAAGTCTTACTTCTGCAAACAATCAAGTTCCTTATTTTACCGGTTCAGGCACTGCTGATCTACTGGCTGTTACTGACTATACAAAGACAGTTCTTGATGACGTCGATGCTCCTACTCTAAGAGCTACAATTGGTCTAGATCAAGTAGATAACACTAGCGATGCTACTAAGAATGCAGCTACGGTTACGTTAACGAATAAAACCATAGATACTGCTAGTCCTAATACAATTAAGATCAATGGTAACACTCTTAGCGCTACGGCTGGTACAGCTACTGTAACTGTTCCTAACTCTACTGACACGTTAGTTGGCAGAGCTACCACAGATACCTTAACGAATAAAACATTAACTCTTCCAGTGATTGCTAGTATCAGCAATTCAGGTACTGTTACTCTTCCGACAGGTACTCACACTCTCGTAGCTAGAGATACCGCAGATACACTTACTAACAAAACGTTGACTGCTCCTGTAATCTCGACAATATCAAATACAGGAACACTGACGTTACCAACTTCTACAGATACTCTTGTAGGACGCGCAACTACTGATACGCTGACAAATAAAACCATCAGCGGTTCTAATAACACTTTATCTAATATCGCTAATACTTCTTTAAGCAATTCCACCATAACTGTCGGCTCTACATCGACGTCTCTTGGTGGAACGCTTTCTGCTACTACCGGACGTGGCCCTAATGGTTTAAACATAGACCAAGTTACTGGCCACGGCGATAGCAACTATACTATCCTTTCTACAGACAGAAATGTCTTCACTACGGCTGCTTTGACTGCTACTAGGACTTGGACTCTTCCTGCTGCTAACTCTGTCAACGCAGGCCAGAGCATTCTAATCGCTGACCTTGCTGGTGGCGTTACTTCGAGTAATCTCCTTACTGTTCAACGTGCAGGTACCGATACAATCAATGGTACTACCAGCGTTTCTTTGTCTGCTGCAAGTACTTCTGTTGAAGTAATCTCAGATGGTACTAGTAAATGGTACGCCGTTCAAAGTAGCTCAGGGGGTGGAGGTGGTGGAGCATCTTCGTTTAAACGATACGAATACACAGCAACAGCAGGTCAGACTACATTCTCTGGCGCTGACGTAAACAGTAATACGCTGTTGTATACTCCGGGATTTGTCATAGTAACAGTCAATGGCGACGCTATGGCTACTGCTGATTACACAGCCACTAGCGGAACGAGTATCGTCTTCTCAGTTGGCCGTGCAGTAAACGATCAAGTATCTATGATCGCAATGAACCAGTCTGCGGTAGGATTGATCCCCGGAAATAATCTCTCGGATGTTGTTAGTAAAGCTACTAGCATATCTAACCTTAAAGTTTCGGGAATAACTACGCAGACCTTTACTTCAGGTACAGCGGCTACTTACACGACTCCGGCCAACTGTACGTGGATTGAAGTCTACATGGTCGGCGGCGGTGGCGGGGGAGCTGGTTGCTTCAATGGTGTTGGGGCAGGTACTGCTGGATCAAACGGCACTAAATCATCATTTAATGGTATTGACGCAGCACCCGGTTTAGGCGGTCAAATTCAGGTTTCTGGGACATCCGGCCAAAGTGGTGCAGGCGGTGCTGGTGGTACCGGAGGCACAGGTACAGCAACTAGGCGTATGCCGGGACAACCGGGACATTCAGCCACTAACTCTAGTATAACTTTTACCTCACCCGCTGCGGCAGGAGGCTCTTCGGTTTTATTTGGGGGTGGTGGTGCTCCGCCTGTGGACACTGGAACCCACACAACGGTAGGCAATGCTGGCGTAGCTAATACAGGTGGCGGCGGGAGCGGTGCTTATGACATTAGAACAACAAATAATAACGTCGGTTCAGGCGGCGGCGCAGGCGAGAGTGTGTATTTAATTATCAATTCGCCAAGTCCTACTTACACATATACAGTTGGAACTGGTGGTACCGGAGGTGTTTCATCTACAAATGGTGGTGCAGGCGCCGCAGGCCAAATTCAAGTCATTGAACACTATGGATTACCTTAATGGGAAGATCATTAGAACACGCTAACTTTACATTCCCTAGAGGTTATCTCTTCGGGCTCACACTATCTACCGCAGGATCATCTACTACGTTCTCTGTAGCTGCTGGCGAAGCCGTAGATAGCACATTCGTTGGAAACATGACTCTTGGGTCTAGTATCTCCAAGACTACATCTGCATGGGCTGTAGGCTCTACCAACGGTGCATTAGATACAGGAACGATTGCAAATAATACTTGGTATCACGTCTATCTTATTAAGCGTCCCGACACGGGTGTGGTCGATATTCTGATCTCGTTGTCGGCGACGAGCCCGACGCTGCCAAGTGGCTATACGATCTTCCGCCGCATCGGATCGATGAAGACCGATGGTTCGGGCAACTGGGTTGCGTTCACGCAAAACGGCGATGATTTCGTGTGGTCCGCGCCGGTGTTTGACGCAAACGCCGCAGCGCTTGGGACGTCGCGGTCGTTGTTTACCCTTTCGACCCCGCCCGGAGTGGTGACTAAAGCAAACGTTCTTGTTTGGGCCTTTAATAGTTCTACAGGGACTAGTATCTGGGTCGGTCCTACTACTACGACCGATGCCGCTCCGTCCTTCAGTTCTAGTCCCGGCGCGACCGTTTTCACTCTGAGCACCACGTCGATCCAACCCGGTGCAACCATCAACATCTTGACCGACGCGTCAAGCAGAGTTGCAGCGCGATCATCGGCAGCCGGCACGCAACTCTACCTAACCACAAATGGCTGGACCGATACTCGTGGGAAGTTAAGCTAATGAAATACACTCTTCTTGAACTAACTCAAGCTGTTCTTTCCTCGATGGATAGTGATGAAATCAATAGCATCAACGATACCGTAGAAAGTCAGCAAGTCGTAGAAGTTATCAAGACTGTCTACGATGATATCGTTAGTCGTTCTAGTTTGAATAGCAATAATACGTTGTTTAACCTCACTGCTTCTACGGATATCACAAAGCCTATTCTTATGACGAAGCCAGATAACATCGAGAATGTCAAATGGTTGAAGTATAACGTCATGACTGTCAGTGATACTGAACCCGTCTGGGCTGATCTTCAGTATCTTACTGTCGAAGATTTCATGCATTTCATCTATCAATACAACCCCGGTGAAACTAACGTCTCGACGTTCAATCACGTCATAGGTGCAAGTAATATCTTATTTGTATTTAGAAACGATACTGCTCCTAAGTATTACACTAGCTTCGATGACAACACTATCTTCTTCGATGCGTATGACAACCAAGTAGATACAACTCTCCAGTCTTCTAAAACGCTAGGCTTTGGTCAGCAAGCTACAGACTTCTCCAAGACTGATACGTTTGTTCCCAATCTGCAACCTCAGCAATTCGCTCTTCTTCTTAACGAAGCCAAGTCTCTGGCTTGGGCAGAACTTAAACAATCACAACATCAGAAAGCTGAACAAGCCGCTAGACGTAACTGGGTTCACGTCCAGAAGACACAAGATCAGATCATTGATGGTTCTGTCCTAGGCAGTGGCAATCACTTCTTTGATAAACTTCCTAACTTTGGTCGTCAGCGTTAATGCCGCAACAGTCTTTTACAGTCGTAGAGAATAGTTTTATAAACGGATTGGTAACTGAAGCTACTGGACTGAACTTTCCAGACAAGGCTGCTTCGGATACATTCGATTGTATATTTGACATCGACGGCTCTGTGTATCGTCGTAACGGATTTGACTTCGAGACTAACTTCTCTACTAAGACAATCGACCGAGACAACTGTGCTATAAAAGAATACCTATGGCAGGATGTTAGCGGAGACGGTAACGTCACTGTCGTTGTAATGCAGGTTGGTCCTAAGCTTTACTTCTACGAAACGAACGGCACAGGTATATTCTCAACTGGCGCCCAGACTACTACAGTTACGTTGACTCCAGTATCAGGCGCTCCTGTTGTAGATACTGTAGAATGTCAATTCACAGACGGCAATGGATTTCTAATTGTAACCCATCCGTATTGTGAACCCATGCGTATCAGCTATGACACAGCAGCGCATACGGCTACAGCTACTAATATCATCATAAACATCAGAGACTTCGCTGGTGATCCTAATGATCCTTACGCAGTAGACTTCAGACCTACTACGTCTCTTGGTTCTATGAATGTAGACCACAATTACAATCTTCTTAATCAAGGTTGGACTACTGCTAATCTTACTGCATGGGATACTGCTCAAACTACTATGCCATCTAATGCAGACGTGATGTGGCAGTTTGAAGACGACACTGGAGCTTTCAGTGCAACGACTGCTGTAATAAACAGCGTAGTTGCAGGTAACTCTCCTGCACCTAATGGTCACTATGTCATGACGCTATCCAATCAAGACAGAAATGCCATTAGCGGATTAACAGGACTTCCTGTTACCTCAACAGGCTTCCAGCGTCCGACTTGCTGCACATTCTTTGCTGGACGTGTCTTCTACGCAGGCATCAATGCAGTAGGCTTTAATACTAATATTTACTTCTCGCAGATCATTGAAGGCATAGACCAGTACGGAGATTGTTACCAAGTAAACGATCCGACTGCACAAGACCTATTCAATCTACTTCCTTCTGATGGCGGTGTGCTTTCTATTCCCGAAGCAGGAACAGTCTATAAGATGCAAACCGTCCCCGGAGGGTTGTGCATCTTCGCTGCTAATGGCGTATGGTTTCTGACTGGAAGTACAGGACTGGGCTTTACTGCTGATGACTATGTTCTTCTGAAGATCGCAGACATCGGAACTATATCTGATACGTCTTTCGTAAACGTCAATGGCTTCCCTGCTTGGTGGAACTCAGAGGGCATTTACATAATGCAGAGTTCTCAGAGCAACACAATGCCTACGGTAAAGTCTCTGACATACGATACATTCAGGACATTCTACAACACTATTCCTGTTGCTTCTAAACGTTTCGCTCGTGGCTTCTTCGATAAGACGGACCAGATCATCCGTTGGGTGTACCGAATAGAAGACACCACTAACTTAAACCAAACCTATGAGTATGACCACGCGTTGAACTTCAACATGAGGACTAATGCTTTCTATCCGTGGACGTTCTCGGATAATGGCAGCGTTAAAGTCCATGGGGTCCTGTCATCAGAGATTGTCACAAGACCAATTCAGTTGAATAATGTTGTAGACAGCAGCACTGATGATGTGGTAGACTCATTAGGTAACCAAGTAATTTCATTCTCAGCATCAGGCAATGACGCACAACAAATCGACAAATACATCGTGTCTTATCCGGACGGTTCGGGTAGCTATAAATTTACCTTTGCTAATCGTACAGATGATACTTATATCGACTGGTTTTCTTATGACAATCAGGGGGTTAACTACGATTCATACGTCATTACCGGGGCTAAACTAAGAGGCGAAGGACTTCGTAAGTTCCAGAACAATTGGGTTGACATATATAGTCGGCTTGATGAAGCTGTGACTTATAAGTTCCAAGCTATTTGGGATTACGCAAATACAGGTACTACAGGTAGGTGGTCTACTAATCAATTAGTAAGCCATAGCGATTTAAATTACAGCAATGCTCCTAAGCGTCTTAAAGTCAGAGGACATGGAAGAGCAATGCAGTTCAAGGTGTCTTCAATATCCAACAACCCATTTGATATCATCGGATGGAGTAGTATGCAAACAGTCAATGGAGTCCCATAGTGGATTTAAAATTAGCTAATCTAAACAGATGGAATGCCTGCCACATTCCCGCAGACAAGGGACCTGCGTTTAAAAAAGTCGCAGATAGACTTATGGCCTCTGATGCCGTTCTTCGGTACAAGAAGGTCGAGACCCTGACGGGTGTGCCTTGGTGGTTCATCGCCGTCGTGCATTATCGTGAATCCTCTCAAAAATGGAATACCCAACTTGCCCAAGGCGACCCGCTTAACCAAAAATCAACGCATAGGCCTCAAGGCAGAGGTCCTTACGCAACTTGGGAAGATGGAGCAGTTGATGCGCTCAAGAACTGCCCCCCGTACGCTGCCAGAAATACTGACTGGTCTATTGGCGGGGCTCTGGCGCTTCTCGAGCAATATAATGGCCTTGGTTATGCTGATATGGGCAAGCCTTCTCCTTACCTATGGGCAGGAACAGATCAATATTCTCAAGGCAAATACGTTGCTGATGGGAAGTATGATCCTGTTGTTGTTGACCAGCAACTCGGCTGCGCGGGACTCCTGAAGTTCATGGGTGTGTTTAAAACAGCTCCTACAGGCGCAGGGACGGCCGCTGGTGCGGTTGTTGTCGCCGGAGGTGCTGCTACCGCTGCTGCATCGCAAAGCCACTGGGCGTGGTTCTATGCACATTGGGGTGTCATTCTAGCTACAGTCATTGGTATCGGTCTGTTCGTTGACCTTGCCCTTGCAATCTATAACAACGAAAAGAATCAACTTAAGGTATCCAATGTCTCTCTCTGATATTAAAACTACTCTAGCTACTTGGTGGGATAACACTAAGGCTTTCTTCAAGCGCTCTGAAACTATCGCTTATGCTCGTCTACAAGTCTTGGCTGGTTTCTTTCTAGCTGTCTTCTCAAGTATTGATTGGAGCACGGTTACTGTTGATCTAGAGAACGCCAAACACGCATTGTATCTCGCTGGCGGTTTAATCATCAACGGTATCATCACTGAGTATCTCCGTCGCCGTAATGCCAATCTAACCAGTGCTTAGTATCTTCACAAGTGTACTTGGTTTAATTCCGGGATTGTTCACTACAGTCAACGGAATAACCAATGCTATTACTAACGAGAAAATCAATCTAGCTCAGGCTCAAAACCAGTCTGATCAGATAGCTGCTTCGGAGCGTATCGCTACGCTCCAAGCGCAGCGTGACATCATGATTGCTGAAGCAGGTTCTAGCAAGCTAAACGCCATCGTTCGGGGATGTATAGGTGGTAGTGTCGCTATTCTTCTTATGAAGCTTTACGTCTATGACAAAGCCTTAGGACAATGGACTGGTGGACACACCGATGCTCTTGATCCTAATCTATGGACTGTCGTGACTGCTACGATTGGTTTTTACTTCTTATACGAGGGTGCTATTAACGCAACAAGGATATTCAAAGCGTGACAAACCTACCTTTTAACCTAGAAGCTCGTGAACAAGCCAAGATGCTGCCTGACAAACGCCGCTTCATTCTTAGAGCTAAAGAAGGCGAAGCTCATAAGACAGACAGTGGCGCTGTAGACAAACGTCTCTTTACAGGAGATGTAAATCTCTATGCCATCCGAGATACTATAAAAGGTACTTGGTTTCTTAGATATGACAAAGGAGCTTTGCCTTCTGGTCTTGACCAGCAGTTCACTGAGTTTACTAAATTAGTAGACTTCGTGACTGGGTATTTCGCACGTAGGAACGTTGAAGTAAGTACATGAAGATTGCTACCACTGAAGATATTCCCGAGATCACTAACATGGCTATGGATTTCCTAGAAGTCTCTGGCTATGCTGATTTAGGAAACGAAAAGACTATTACAAAATTAATAACTGATGTAGTCACGTCTTCCCAAACAGAAAAGATTATACTACTTAAACCTGATATAGGATTTATCGCAGGCATAGCAACTCCGTTTCTATTCGGAGATTGTCTTCTAGCTACTGAAATAGCTTGGTGGGTAAACCCAGACAGCAGAGGTTCTGGAGAGGGGCTAAAACTTCTAGGAGCGTTTGAATACTGGGCTAAGCATGTTGCAGAATGTAAACTAATCTCTATGAGTTCGTTAGATAAAGAAATCGAGAAGTACTATAAGAAGAACGGGTATAAGCTTTACGAAAGAGCTTATATGAAGGTGCTGTAGTGGCTGCATTGACTTCATTAGCTCTAGCTGCTGGTGTGGGCTCTATGATCTTTGGAGCCGCTGATTCCTACGAAGGTAAGCAACAGCAGCAACAAGGTTTACAACAAGAACAACAAGGTTATCAGACTGAACAGCAAGCCGCTGCGCAGCAAGCTGCTATTTCTAAAGCACAAGCTGCTGCTTCGGTACAATTCGCTGGACAGAACAGAGATATCAACGTAGCTGCTGCTGCGTATTCGTCTAATGTCGCTGCCCAAAGCGGTACTCTGAATGCCCAGATTATCCAACAACAGCAAAACATCCAGCAGACACAACTGCAAGCAACGGATGTCGCTGCACGTCGTGCTTCGCTTCAGGCTATTAGAGATCAACAAACAGCTAGAGCTATGTCTCTAGCGACTGGTGTTGCCCAAGGTGGTTCTGGATATGTCGCAGGTTCGTCTGCACGAGGTGGTGCTTATGGTCAGGCTTCAGGTCAGGCTACTACCAATCTAACTGGTATCAACCAAGACTTGCAAGCTACACAAGCTATCTACGGTTTCAACCAAGGTATCAATACAGCTCAGCTTGGATTGAATACTCTTCAGACTCAATACTCTCAAGAGCAAGCAAATGTCCAGACTCAGTTGAGTGGATTGCAATACAGCTACGCACAGTCTAACGCTGGCTTCCAGACACAATTAGCTGACACTCAGACACTGATGGCTCAAGGCCAAGGTCAAGTATCTTTAGGACAAGGCGTTGCTCAGGCCGGTGCAATACAGGCTCAAACTGGTGCACAGTTCTTATCAGCAGGTCCTCAGATATTCTCAATGGGAACTAACTTCAGCCAGCTTGCGGGTGGGTTTAGTCTTCCTAATTTCAATTCCCTCTTCGGAGGTGGTAGTCCGTCAGGTTATGGCGTTTAATGCTTCTTAATTTACCTTCTACTCAAACACAACCTGCTCCTCCGGATGCCGTTGATAATAATCAAATGGCAGTCACACCGGCTAGGGATACATCTAACGATGAACCCTTGACGGTTGATGACGCTTATGCGTCTCCTCAGTCTTCTCCCGAGACTATGCAGGATCGTTCAAGTAAGTTCAAATACGGATTAGGTGATCTTCTTCAGAAGACACAAGACGAGATTTATCAAAACCTAAATGATGGTCGTGAAGACGAACTGCGTTCTCAAGGAGCATCGCAGATAGATGAACGTCGTAGACAAGCCACTGAGGATTTGATTACCCAGACAACTGCTAACAAAGGCGCACCGCTGACTCCTGAAGAGCGTGATGGATTAGTTGAAATCGTAGCTAATATGAATCAACAAACTAATCCTGCTACTGTTATGGAGACGGCTTACGGTCGTCAGTTCATTGCTACGCTGGATCGAACTGCTCAAGGCAATGACGATAACGTCCTTAATGATGCCAAGAAGGTAGCTCCTGAGACAATCGCTAGAGTCATGAATGACCATAGCGATCTTGTTGCAAAACAAGAAGTCATCAATACGATGCTTCAGAATGCACAGGATGCACTGAAGACACAAGGATGGTTGCCTTGGGGTGTCGATACGCTAAAGAGTTTCGTTCCGGGATATGAAGACGTCAAGCTACGCAACAACGTCCCCGGAGTAGGATACTTCGATGGATTAGGTTTAGGCGAAAATCTTGATGAACAACGCAAAGCCTTGATGCGTCTTCCTATTGAAGACATGCAGTCTAAGCTGAAGACTATCTCAGATCAGATGATTAAGGATAATCCTCAGATTGCTATTGAGTTTCTTCAGTCAATGAAGGGAATGTCCTCGGAAGACACCATGGTTAAGAACTGGAGTCTTCCTACTCAGCTTATTGGTACTGGCATTGGCTCTAAGACGGGCAAGGTTGCTTTAGCTGCTGTTAAGGGTGTTGCTGAGAAAGCAGACGTCCAAGTAGTTAAAGATGCAGTTACTGCCGTAGAGCAAATGACAAAAGCTGCCGCAGAGCCTGATGTCTCTAAGTCTACTATTGAAGCAGCCGCTGGTGACCTCAATGAGTCTGCTGTTACACGTTCTACGACTAACGCAGTCGCTGACCAGCAGAATGTTCCGCAAGCACAGAAACGTGCCGTAGAAGCCCTATCAGGGACATTTAGAGCTGATCTAGATGCAGCTAAAGCTAACCCCGGTAGGTTAGGCCAAGACATCGTAAATCGTATAGAAGACGATAGCAACCGAGCTACGACTAATCTATTCGATGCCGTCCAGACTATTCAAAAGAATGAACGTCTTCCTGATGTCTTAGCTAATGAGACTGCTGTTCGTGCAATCATCGAAGATCAGAAGAATAAATATCGTGATCTACGCAATAGCGTAATCGATACGTCAGGTATCTACAAAGACAAAGTGTCTAATACTTACCTTCTAGATTTTATTCTGGGTAAGAATGATGGTACGTACTTCCCTAATAGAGACGTAGCAGAGAACTTCATAAAGTTCCATGGACTTGGTGATGCAAGCGTTGAGCAAGGAACTGATACGGCTTTTACTCCTTCTGCTGTAAAGATGAAGCAGCTAGACAGCAACATCGCTGCTGCTGAAGCTGCTATCGATAAGCATGGCACTCGCATGAGCGATCCGTCGTTGTCTCCAGAAGAAAGACAGAAATCTCTAGAGCAGTATAACGGTCTTAACGATCATCTAGAGAAATTCAGGAATGACAGGGCCAATCTTATTCTAGATAACTCCGGTGCGTTCCAGACCGCTAAGGTTGAACAACAAGGATTAGGCTATTACGTCAAAGTGACTAAGCCTATCGATGAAACACGTCCTGTGATTCGTCAGGCTATCGCTCAGACATCTAATACACAGCTTCCTAAAAGTCCTGTTACTCAGTTCTTAAATAACTGGATTGGTAAATACAGAACTCCCGAAGAAGTCCTGAGTCTTGCTGAAAGACAGAACAGACTTACTACGACGTATGCTCCAAGCAATTACTTCCAGATCATGCAGGACAACGCTAAGGCGATTAAGAGCTTGCAAGCTGGAAGGTTTAGCCGTGGGCGTAAGCGTTGGGTAGAATGGCAAGACGGTTTAAGCCGTGCCCAAGAACTTCCTGATCCGCTTGATCCAGATCGTAAGGGTTACTTCTTTCAGTCTCCCGGTGAGATGGAAGGATACTGGCAACAATGGTTCCATCGCCTTCCTGATGAACAAGAAATAGCTGCTTACTTCGAGTTCAAACGAGGTATGGAGATCGATCGTGTCTTCCGTAACATCGCTGAGCATCGTAACCAGCAACGCGTTGGTTCAGAGACTCATAACATCATCGGAACAGATGCTTTAGGAAAGCAAGTCAAATCTCCTGACTTCAATGGTGTTATTCGAGATAGACTTCCCGGTGCTGCTGATAACGCTTTGATTATGCCTGAGAAAGGTCTTCCTAACGAAAGGAATATCAAAGCCTTAGACAAAATGCCTACTAAGGATAAAGCCGATCTTCAGAAAGATATCGCGAGTGGACGTTATAAACTCATCGAACTATACAACCCAGAGTTGCGTTCGTTGTCTGGTTTTGGCGATATTGCTGACCAGCGTATTAGGTATGTTCTGGCTCCGCAAGTTGAAACGCGAGCGCTTGATTGGAATCATATTCCGAGACGCGGAGGTGGACATATCGACTATGACTATGACTTCTTTATTAAACAAGCGAAGATTAATTTCGACGAAGTAGGCAACCGTCATTGGTACGAAGGTGACACTACGATCATGGCTGCGCCAACTCGCGGCATCGGTTCAGGTGTTGCCAAACATATCAACGAAGTTCGTAAGCTACTGAAAGCTCGTAACGAAGATGCCGCTAGAGATTACTCCAATAAGAACCTCCATGTCGATTGGGACACAGTTAAGAATTGGTTCGTAGGACAAAAAGATGCCGAAGGTAAATACCAACCGCCCAGACTCAACCTCAACGAAGACATCCAAGTTGTCCCCAGAGGAAGACAAATCCTTGACATCGACAATTCCCTCTCAAGCAAGTACGCAGATTTCAGAAACGCAACGCGCGAAGGCAGTCTGGCTCGCCAAATGCAGACTGAGTTTGCTCAAGAGCGGGATGCGTTTGAACTCTTAGGAGTTAACGTCGAAGGCACTAGAGCTAATCCGTTATACAAGATATCCCCAGCTAATAAGATAGACGCGGTTACAATGATGAACCGTGGTCTAAGTCGTATAGCCCGCTCATCCTTCATGGATGACTATAAGACAATGGCTGTAGAGCATTGGTTGTCTCAAGCTGCTAATCATCTCGAAGTAGATAACAACGACATCAATCGTATATGGGATAGCCCGTATTACTACTTCAACCAAGGTAAATTCAAGAAAGCTGCACCTCCTGAGGTGGCGAGTCTTCTCGATGCTTCTCGTTATCATACGATGCAGCTTACTGGACAACCTTCGGTTACTGATGCTTTACTTCACAGCATGGCCCAGAAGCTTGCTGACAGCGCATTCTCTGCTTTCGGTCCTAAAGGACTGGTGATTACTCCGACTTGGCTGTTGCCTAAGCTACGTGATCCATTCGGGGCATTGCGAAGCTTTGCTTTTAATATCAAACTTGGTTTGTTTAACATTCCACAGTTTATTGTCCAAGCAAGCAACTATGCTAACATCTTTGGTATCGCCGGAGCTAAATATGCCACTCCCGGTACGCTAGGTGCTCAGCTTCATTTCTGGAGTACTGTCAACAGCCATCCTAATATCATTAATGCTCTAGATGGCATCGCATCTAAAATGATTGTTCCCGGTGCTTCTAGATGGAGACCCGGTGAGTTTAAAGAAGCTTGGAATGAGCTTCATAAAACCGGCTTCGGACACGTCGCTGGCGAATACAGCGCTCTAGATAACATGTCTACTAAAGTCGTTAATACTGGTTTCGGTACTATGCTGGACTGGGGTAGATATCCTTTCAAAGCAGGTGAACAAAATGCCAGATATGGTGCATGGTATACAGCCTTCAAAGAGTTCCGAGATGCTAACCCTACAGGACGTATTACGGATGCGGGACGCGCTCAAATCCTGCAACGTGCAGACCTCCTTAACGTTAATATGTCAAGAGCTTCATCTTCCGCAATCCACAAAGGAATATGGTCGATACCCACTCAGTTCTATACGTATCAGATACGTCTGACAGAATTGATGTTTGGAAGTAGGTTGACTCAACGTGAACGTCTTCGTTTATTCGCTACTAATGCTGCTCTCTTCGGAGTGCCAATGGCTGCTGGTGTGTCATCCCTTCCTCTTTCCGATTATCTACGCAGAACGGCCTTGGACAACGGCTACGTCGTTGGAGATGATTTCTTCAAGAGTATGCTAGCAGAAGGATTACCTTCGGCAATAGGGGCAATTATATCTGGCGAAGGCGATCCTTCTAAAGGTACGTGGTATGACGTTGGTCCTAGATACGGTACTAAAGGTCTAGAGTTTCTTGGCAATGCCACAGGAACAGACAAAGGCTGGCTGGATATCATCGGCGGTCCTGTGTATTCAATAGCTCATGATTTCTTGTCTCAGACAGATGGACTAGTCTACGCAATGTCCTCTATGGCTCACAGAGATGGTGAAGTCTTTCCAATGACTCCTGAAGACGTCTATGATTGCTTCAAGGAAATTACTTCGTTTAACTCAGCGTGGAGAGTATACGCAGCTACCCAATGGGGTAGATGGGTATCTAAGAAAGACGCTTATCTATCAGACGCTTCTCCAGCCCAAGCTATATTCGGAGCACTTACAGGTCTTAAAGATACTCGTATTGACGATATCAACATTAAGAGTAATTCTCTTAAAGTCCAAGCTGCTTATGAAAAGCAAGTCGAAGATCAATTCAGGCAGGAGTTCCGCAGAGGAATGCTTGCTCAGAAGGACGATCCCGATATGGCTAAGAAGTATTTCACTAGAGCACAAGCATGGCTTGTCTTAGGTGGATACCGAGAAGACCGCATTAACAGTCTAATAGCTAAGGCTTTGGAAGACAACAAATCAGTCTTAGACAAGGTTGACTTCGATTTCTATCTTCGTAAAGCCCCTGATGCTACTAAAGAAACACTCCGTAACGCATTTCAAAGAACCCAAGCAATTCAAGAAGGTAAGCAACAGTAAATGGCTCCCTTTAACCCTAATATCCAACCCACACCCGGCCCCGGTGTAAAAAATATCGGAGCCATCGATGTCCCGCAGAACATCAGACCTCAAGGTGTACAGAATAACGAAATCCTTCCTCAAGGTGTACAGCAAGGCGATATGTCTGCCGCTTATGCCGGAAAGGCTGCGGCAGCAGGTGTAGAAGCGGAGGCAGTAGGTGATAACAAATACGCAGACTTATTCAAAGACCTTGCAGAGACAGGAAACTTCCTCGGCAAGGCAGGGGTTAATATTGTCAAGAAAGACATCGAAGATAAAGTCTACCAAGTCGCGGACAAAGAAAGGCAGTCGTACACCGATCTCCTTGAAAAGATCAAAGCAGGTGTAGGTGTCAAGAATGTCCTAGATGCCAACGCAGAAGATACTGGACAAGAAAGCCAACCTGCTGAAGTAGCTAATCTTCCAGATACCTTGTCTGCTCTTCAAGGTGCAAGAGACTCTGGTAAGATATCTGGGACGTACTATCAATCCCGTCTTCTAGCTGACGCTAAGAATCTTCGTGCTCAGTATCCTGACTTCAGAGAAGAAATAGATCGTGCATTCGCTAAGGTAACAGGAACTAATCCTGCTAACGCTTACATAACGAGTCTTGTTCAGGATATCAACAGAGCCACTCAGGCTTCGGCTTCCGATAAGAACAAGATGCTTACCTACATTCGAGGTAATCTCCAATTCCCCGGTGCTCCTGATGTTTATGCTAAATACAACGCTGGGTTGATGGATAACAACGACGTAATCAAATGGGCTGCTCCTTATGAACAAGAGAAGTACCAGTTGAATATGCGGGCTCTGAAGTTCCAAGACCAGAATAATACTCGACAAGATCAACAGCGTATTGCTGGAGATAACATCGATTATGCCTCAGGTGTCTCTGTAGGTCGTGCTGTAGACAGCATGATGCATTCTATGGGTTTGAATACTTCAGATGATGTCGGTAGACTTTCAAGCATGGAGGACAATAAGCTTATCCCTCCTACTCAATGGTCACAATGGGGTCAGCAGCTTGCTACTGCTAAACTTCAACTACGAAATAGGATGATTTCTGATATAGATGCACAGGGGTATACGAAAGCTGTGGGCGGTAAAGCTGAAGCTATCAAGCGGGTTGATGCTTCTCTGGCTCCTGTCGACGCTCTTATTGATCGGGTCTATAATCACGATTTCGGAGGTATATATTCGATTAAGACTCAGTTGGCTGCTATGAATGACCAACAGCAGCAGAAGATGCTAACCGATCCTAAGATTGGTCCTGCTCTTCAGACTGCTAAAGCTCTTAAAGACATCGGTGGTGAGCAGAATCTACAGAATTTTATGCTTGATACAATTAAAGGAGATTTTCCTCAGAACTTTAAAGCTTGGTACCAAGCGTCTTCTCAAGAGATGCAGACTCAGTATACCATGAAGAATACTGGAGTTCCTTATACGTTCAATGATCGTATCGATGCCCTGAAGACCTCAGGCATCAACAATGCACAGCTTAACCGTTCAGTTCTTGATGAAGTCTCTAAGATCGCTGATCCTAAAATACCTGAAGCTGTTCGTATGAATTACGCATTAGGTGCTTTTTCGGATGGCAACAGAGGTATGATTAGCCGTCTTCAGGCTGATGGTGTAGACGCCAATGGTAGACAAGTCTCAGGACAGAACGCTGTCTTCCAGAGATTTACTTCTCCAGAAATGACTCATGCGATGTTCGAGCTTGGTAAGAAAGAACCTCAAGTCTGGACTAACTATGTCAATTGGGCTAAGGATACTATTGGCTCTGAGTTGATGAATAGAGAGATTAATGACCTTAAAGCGCTTCCTGATAACGCTGGTGTTCGTGTTGATTGGGACCCTTCTAACCACAGATTCGTTACGGTAGATACGAGTACTCCTGAGAGTCGTGCAGTCATGACTCATATGCGTGGTAATCCTACTGCACCCGGAGCTAATTCGTATTATAATACAGTTAACGCTACTGTTAACAGAATGAACTCTCAAATCTATAACTTCAAGCGTATAGCTGAAGCCTCAGGTGATAATGTCGACGCTTTTATACTCAAGACTATTGCAGACGCTGCTGGTCCTGATGCTCTTCAAAATGTTCAGGGAATACCATACAATCTTATTAAGCAGATAGGTCTGGCTCGTATGAGGACTCCTAATAATGGCGGATAGTAATTACGTCGCTGATGGTCAAGTCTATGACGACGAGGCTTCTGCTGTCGTAGCTAACCATCCTAATATCCCGGATGAGTTGAAGAGGCTATACGTATCTCCTAAACCCCCTCCAGAAGGCTCTACGGAGGCCGCTGGTGCGTTAAAATCATCCGAGGGTACTAAACCTACCCCTCAAGATGTAGACGCTGTACGGGCTCCTATGGGCGTCATGTCTGACCTAGAAGCTCCTCAAGGAAGTCTTACTGGACAGGTATTTGCGCAGAAATTTAAGGACTTCTTAGGAACTCTATGGAACTCAGCTAAGCTTCCCGGAGACGTCGCTGCTGGTGATGTCGATCCTACGTCTCCAGAAGGTATTCAGAAAGCCAACGATCTTGCTCATGCAATGGTGTTTTATCCAGCTCCTATAGCCTCTAAAGTAGCTGATGGTTCTTTGGGTTCATTTGCTGGTGTTCGATCTGTATTAGGAAATCCAGAAGCTAGACAGAATCTCTACAACGCAGTACGTGCTGATCTAGAAGGAGCTACTCCTGATGAGATTTACTCAGAGACAGGATGGTTCAAAGGTAGAGACAATAAATGGAAGTTAGAGATTCCTGATACTAATTCTAAATTAAACGTAGACAACCTTACTCAGATACCTGCTAAATCTGATCCTAATGGTTGGACTTTTATTCAAGGAGACGATAAAGTCGGTGTTCCTGAATGGGATTACCAACAGTTCGGCGCGCCTAAACTTGGGGAAATATTAGATCATCCGGAGTTATTTAAAGCTTACCCAGAGTTGAAAGACATGGAAGTTCAACGCCTGCCTTCGTATGCACGTAATTTATATAATGGCATGTATGATCCTAATACCAAAAAGATTTACATGAACGATCTAACTCCTGAGCAGTTTCATTCGACGTTACTACATGAAACTCAACATGCCATTCAAGACATGGAAGGATTTGCCACAGGAGGTAACTCTACGATGTTTACTCCTCAAGGATTAGATGCCGCTACTAAACAATGGCGTGATGCAGAAAATGGACTGCTGCAAGAAGCCAAACAACTCGGAGTAAATCCTGGAGAGTTCGGCGTAATGCAAGGCCAAGTCGGAATGGAACTTAAAGGTTGGCCTCAAGATTACATCAAACAAGATGTAATTAAGAAAGCCAAAGACTTAGGACTATATGAACGCATTAGAAATATCGAGAAAGGCAGGCTTCTGCTTCGCAGTCAGTCTGAAAGACAAGACGAGTATTACCGGAGATTGATGGGTGAAGTTGAAGCAAGGAATGTCCAACGTCGAATGAACATGAGCCCTGCTGAATTAAATACTACACATCCGTTCGCTACCGAAGACAGACCGAGCTTTGTTCAATTAAATAGTTCAAACAATACTCCGTCAGGTTCCGAAGTAATTCCTTTCCGTCGTGCCGCTAATGATAATGTTTCTCCTGAAGAGTTTGTAAAGAAGTTCTTAAGTGATCTTCCTGAGTATACTAAGACAGAACGTGATGATATTCTTACACGGCTTAAAGAAGCTCTTGATGAGCAAAACAAGGAATAAATTCCTATCATAGGTATAATAGTACCAATAAGGCTAAAATCACAGGTTTGAATTTTAGGCATGAAAAAACCCCCGCAGGCTATTAAGCTTACGGGGGTTTTAGTTTGTGCGCTTATATCACAATAAGCGGAGTCCTTAGCCGGGGTCGCTTAAGCGATCTTCTCCGGCTTATTCATTACGCCTTCGGCGAAGTAGCCGCAGCAGCCGTACCGTCACGGTACGCCTCGACAGCAGCCAGAGCATCAGCCACCGGAATGATGCCGATGCGCAGCTCAAGCGCATGGTACTCCGTCTCCAGAGCCGCACGAGCAGCCTTGTAACCATCCTTGTCGACAGTCACAGACGGGTCCTTCCAATCGATGGCGTACCAGAAGCTACCAGCGTACTGGTCTTCCTGATCAGGCTTGATGCTGAACTTGCCATCCTTGATACGCTGGATGAACTCAGCAACCGTGTCAGGAGCCGTACCAGCGTTGATGTTGAACTGTTTCTTCGCAGCGTCAATCTTATCACGGAAGGCATTGTGGAGAGCCGACGACAGCGACCTACGCTGCTTGGCTTCGATGGAGTCCGAGGTATTCACGATGGCAGTCGAAAAGCTAGACATGGGAATTGCTTCCTTCTTGTTTTCATCGCAAGGCTTACAAGCCTTGGCAGGTGCTTGAGTGCAATCTGCTAAAGAATACTTTGCTACTGGTGTGGCACCATACATCTTTTGAAGCATCATTGCTTTGTTATACATACAGTCTGCGTAATTGTCAATCATTGTTATCTCTAAAAGAATGGGAGAGTAGACCCATACGGTGTTCCACTCTCCCAAGTTTACCCGTCTCGGGACGGGAGAGGATTACTGCTCGACGATGACGTCTTCGCCGGTCTGCACGAATGCAGCGGGCTCATCAGAAGGCACGAACTTGCCAGTCACCGGGTCGATATAGCCAGTGTTGATGACGGTCTCTTTGATCTCGAAGCCAGTATTCTCAGTCATGTTGTTTTCCTTTTTATTATGACCTAATTCAATTAATTCAAAGAAGTCTTTCAGACTGTGTGTCTGACACCACTCAGGTAAACTAATGCCGGGGTGGTTGTCTGATCCTGTTGGCATGTCTAGTCACCAGTTTGACGGGAACTTTGTCTAAAGAACCAGTTCTATGAAAGCCGATATGATCTAATTCCATACCTTTAGGAAGATGCTTTACTTTGTGTTTCTTTTTGTATTGACGTTCTCGCTTGTTTCTAGCCTCCCGTCTTTTAACCTGAGCAGGAGTATTTTCCCACGCAGTTTCTTTTGGATAATTATGCGCCACTCTTTTTCTTAATCCGATTTAAACGATTACGCTCTGCACGTAATTTCTTTTGTTTAGGAGTACCATGGTAACTATCGTATTCTTTACGATAGTTTCTCTTTACCTTCTTCGATGTGAAGGTAGACTTCATCAGGGAAATAAGGATTTTCTGTAAATGAATATAAATGCTGATTATCATTTATTAATGACGTAGCGTGTAAGTAACTATCCAAGACATCAATAACTTGTTTCTTGTTGATTGTCAAGGACTTGCAATTGCCTGAGAGCTTCTTTGGTTTCTTGGAGTTCTTGGGCAAGCCTGCTTTGGACGAGTTCTTCATGTTCTTGCTTCGTCTTATATTTCTTGTTTAGCCGACGACGTTCGGCTTTATTCTTAGGATGGTTCATCGAAATCTAATGGTTGAATGTCTGGTAAATCTACAAAGCCTTCTTCGACTAAGAACTCTAAACAATCCTCAGGTGTCTTGTCGTTTAATTCTAGGATGTCCTCAAGACTATAAGTCTCAAGGATGGTGGAGTAACTAATGATAATACAATCCTACGAACATCAGAGCAACGAACATACTGATTGCTCCTGAGCAGAACCACAGGAAGTTAATTAGGACGTTTCTTTCGTCTTCTGACATGACGTTTCTTCTTTGGTTTAAGTGGAACTATCCAGCCGGTATATTCTCTATCTAAGTAAGACAACGCAGACCGTAGTAAGTCTGTACCCAATCCCTTACGGTACCGTCCAACGACGTATCTATTACAATGGATACAGAGAAGTCCTCTAATTTCTCCGCTGGCGTGATCGTGATCGATTGCAAGTCTTTTCCGAAAGACAGAAGAATGCCTTCCACAAACTGCGCAGCAGCCTCTCTGTCTATTGTATAAATCAAGATATTGTTCATCGGTGATCCCATACTTCTTAAGGAGATGTCTTGCTCTAGAAGATATCTTCGGACCACTGTTCTTCGCAGAACTGCCGGTGTTTAATTGCTTCTTCTTCAGTGTCAAATCTTCCGTAATCTAACAGTGATACGCGTTGGACATACCATTGTTTATCTTCAGGAAGATAAGGTTGCTGAACTATGTAATCACCTTTTAATACCATTATCTTATCACACTTTTAAGAATTAATCAAGACTTGAAGACTTCAATACCGTCTGGTTTTTTGAAGATGGTAACATAATCAATTGGTTTTCCTTTGACAATAAAGGTGCGGAGGTTTGGGAAGCAAAAATGTTTGTAGGGGTTGTAAGAAGCTTTCGTATCAAGCTTGATGTTTCCCGTAATTCTTTCCTGCACTGTTTGGCAAGTGCAACGAGGTGGGCTTTCGCTTGCAACAATTGCTTTATATTCAGTAACTCTTTTCCTGATACTATCGGGCCGTACTCTGTGTTCATGTAAATACATATGTCCTAGTTGTTTATCAATCGCCCAGATATAGGCGAACTCCTTATTGGTTACTAAAGGGTCATCAAGAGATGCCACAGAATACCCGTCCAACTGATCCAGATAGGACCGTAGAAAAATATCCTCTTCAACTTTCCCAGCTTTGAACGTTTCCATACCACGGCTTGCAACAGACTTGACATCCACAATACAGCCGTCAATGACACAATCACGATGACCTTTGATACCATCAAGCTCGCATTCATCTTGCTCTCCCGTAACCGTATGGCCAGCAGCTTTAGCAAGAGCTATAGCGAGTTGCTCGATTACATGGCCGTAGTGGAAGATAATTCTGGTTTGTGGTCTGAAGGGCGTTTGTAGGCTTGGTGCACGAACAGATGCCCACAGGGATCGCGGGCACTTCTCTCCCATTGCCGATAGACGGAGAGCAGGTACAACGTCTCTTGGTCTAAGGCCTTGATGGATTGCACGTCCCAGTTCTCCACAATATCTTTCAGATTGTAGTTCGTCGAACCACTCTTCGTTGCTGACGACATCGTAGACATCCTTGATTAAAGTTTTAATTGATTTCATAAATATCTCTTAAAGGAGGCCCTTCGGTCAGCCTCCAATCCTTACTTTGTTAACCTTCTCCTTAATAACATCTATGTTGACAGGGGCATAGTTGGTATGCTCGACACAGACGCAGATGTATCTTGGATCAGGTTTACCGAACTTATCGGTAACTAGATTGTTATGGATATGTCCGTGAACACAGACATGACCGTCTCGAAGCTGATCGATCTGAAGAGGAATATGGACACAGGTGAAACCTTCGTCCTTAAATCCTCGCCATAGCTCGATCTTCTCGAAGCCTTGCTGAAACCACTGAGCCTTGATCGGATCGTGGTTACCCACACAGGCACGCTTCTTCCCATTTAGACGGGATAGAAGATTGGTGATCTTTCCTTGGTTACCTCCGAAGCCCATAGCGACATCACCGAGATGCCATACATGGTCTTGAGGCTTCACTACTTTGTTCCATTCCTCGATCATGAACTCATTCATGAATTCGGCGTCCTTGAATGGACGGCCGCAATACTGAATGATGTTTTCATGGTAGAAGTGAGTGTCGCTGATGAACCAAATATCAGCCATATTTGCACTCCTGGATTGATCGACAGTTGCACCGCCCATCGAGGTAAGCACAGTCATGCGCAACCAATGGATCATTCCTGTGTCGTGGTTGACACAGAACACAGAGATACTCCCGATCTTTGATATCCACAGGATCGAAGTCCTGTTTGATAATTGTGTGACACTTGTTGCAGAGAAGTGCTCCTCTGCCGCCATTGAATTTCACAACAGCATATTTGAATGCATACATATGTCACCTAAACAGTACGTGGAGGGCTGCTGAACACATAAGGACTGCGAGCGGGAATGTCGCTACAAGCAGTGTGCTGATCTGATTGGCAGACCAACCCTCATCCTTCTTGTCCTTCTTTTCTTCCTTCTTGTTTGCCTTCTCGTAATCAGAAAGCAACTTCTTGAGGTTCTCTGCTCGTTCAATCTCACGATGAATAAAAGCAGTGACATCGATGTCTCGATAGTCGAAGTCGTTAATGCGGACTTTCTTACGCTTCGGCTTATCTGGCTTCTGCGCCATCTTGGTCACAAATTCCAGAAGAGCCATAGTCTCACCGTAACCTTTGCTCATGATAACCTCCTGTGGTGGCTCAGGAGCGGAGTGTCTTATGTTTCTCTCCGCTCCCTGCCCTTCTTATTCTTAAGGGGGTTGAGGGAGTTGACGACTGAATTTTAATTGGGGGTGCAGGTTGTGGGGTTGAACATCACGCATGTTGGCCTCGCTTCCTGCTGGTGTGAATTTTAGGACGAAGTATTCCGATCTTGTTCTGTTCGGTTTGCAGTCATGTCACGACCGCTACTAAGGACTTACTATAGATTGACCCCAATCACACTGCTTCCAGTAGAGTCATAGGGCTCGGACATACAACATCGTTGCTTGGTGTTCGTCAAGACCAAACCACAACATCCGGTTGTAGTTCCGCGTTCTACTTAGCCATACCTATAGATGAACCTCTCGGCCCATGAGGTATACAAGGCAAAGGTAACTGCCGTGTCTTACGATAACCCCGACGTTTAGAACGTCGTCTGCTTGCTCTTTCTGATAAACAATCAGCGAGCCTCACCTCGGAGGGTTTCTCTATTATCCGTCATAACTGTGTCATAGACCTTGGCTCACCACCAAGAACGGAGCATCGAGGGATACAAGGGTTGATTTCCAGACCCTGCTGGCTGACTTCTTTATAGACTGGTCTAAGTCCAATCAACGCTTCAAAGCGTGTCTAGACGATGGTCGTCGGATGTCTTTCTCTTCATCGATGCCTGTATATCCAGACACATCGATGTACATCCATCCAATCGGAACCTGAGATTGAGTGACTAACAGCGGACCCAACGAGAGGACAGCGATTTCCTCTAACGCACTTCCGGTTAGACGGTCTATCAGCAGTGGGTGGGCATGATTGAGAGTCATGCTTACCTTAATCCTAACGGTAAGAAATGGTACCGTATCACCATATATCGAGAAGGAACCGTACTGTTCGGACCTAACTCTCCCTACACCTCGAAACATGAGCATGGTCGCTACGCTGCTTGAGATCGATTGCACTCGATCTACGTACCAGAAGACTTGCCATATACTACGGAGACTTAGCCACCGGCCATTATCGTCGATCTTGGGTAGGGGTCGAACCTACCTTCGTCTCACGCTCGAAGCTCTCAGGTTTCGTTCACCAGAACACCACGGAATTGAACCGTTATCTCAACAGAGTGGTACTTCGAGACGGCATCTTCAGCTATCCGTCATCATGTTAGTGTTCAGGGCTTGACAGGTGTGCCCTACTGGTCAGCTAGGCTATACCTAGGCTGACGGGTTTTCTCGCGGTTCCCCCGAAGGGATCATGAGGAGTACGCACCGTACCCTCAAACCATTATTTTAGCATCGAGGGCTAATGAGACCCTTGCGCTCGGACTTCGCTTCAGTCTGTGCATCCCGACTACCGGTCCAGTACTGGTCATCACACTCACCGTGATGCTCATTTGTTAACGGGCAGGTCCCGTAGATGAAGCTAATCGGATCACGCGTTGTTAGGGGTTAAGCTTTGAGGCTCGTGACACTAATCCGGTGCCGTCATAATGCTCTCGCGGATACCCGCTACCGGGCTGCAACCTGCATGCGGTACAATTCTCACCGAAGGTGGAACCTCATGCAAGCTGGGAGCGCTCAATCGTGTGGACGGAGAGCGCACACACGCTAGACCTATTCCGGATCAGAGTAGGTAAGCGATTAAAGAATAGAGACCGGCTTTACGAGCACCCGGTCTTGCCGCAACACGTTCCTTATTTCAGTCTCCCTCCTAACGGGCTAGTGGTAGGGAGACACTGCGTTTGCCCGTAGACATTATTCTACCTAACGCAGGGCGCGGGAGTAGTAGCACCATATAGTCGCTTTGGACGTTCAGGCGCTAGTAGTTTACCAAACAGTTTCTACTTCAGCTTCAGCCTTTGGCCTAGCTGGTCCAGCAGGAACGAGGTTCTCTACTGTGACTCCATATAACCGAATGGAATTGCCCCATCGTTCTGAGTTAGGGACTTTATATTTCCTAAGCTCACAAGTCACAGTGACATCGCTACCATCCCCGACACGATCATCGATGGGTTTCTTTTCGGCATCACGGACTTTAGGAGGGGTTACCGTCGTTTGAACTCCCTTCTGGAACTCAATCGAAGTCGGACGGCTGATCTGAAGAAACCAACCATCGTCATCCTTCTTGAAGACATTCTTCAATTGAAGTTCACGAAGACGCTCTAACGACTCATTATCAGGATAAAGATTGATACTCCAATTACCAAACCTATTAGGATCGATAAGCTGAGCCCATGTGACTTTACCTTTAAAGCTCACAAGCTCTGTGTCTTTACCTTTATCGTATACTCTAGTATCAGCGATCATTATTCTTAAAAATCTCTTCGAGTTCGTCTTGAACAGTTTCCCATTCGATTAAAGCTAAATTGTATCGTTCTTTCAAATCATCTGAAACAAGATTGCCTTCCGCTTCGTCATCAATAAAAATGTATTGTTCGTTATCAACATACAGTTGGGTCAATGTGTTTTACTCCAATTAGTAGATATTGTCCAATCCTTTAAATCATCATTCCAATAAGAACCAGCTAAAGGACATTTTAAACCAAGATCATTGCCTACTTCGACTAGGCTATTTGCCATTGTCTTCGCTATTGCTAATGCTACCTCCATGTTGTTAGGACATTCGACTTGCCATTCATCATGCACGAAGTTAACTATTCGTGCATCCCATTCTTTAAGCCTTGGCCACCACTTCAGGGTGGCTAACTTCATGCATACCGCTTCACCATTTTGGAGATAGCCGGACATTGCCAGATGCTTGCGTCCTCCTTCAGTGTCGGAAGGTATCGACACTGCACGACCGTCCAGCCCATTGAACCAGCCACGCTTTGCATCCTTCGGAAATACTTCCTCTTTGAGGTATCTCCATCCTTCGTAGCGGACCAATAGACGATCAAGAGCTTCTTGTGTCTCGGTTTGGCTACAGCCGAGTATTTCAGTAAGCTTGCCAAGTCCAGCCCCAAGAAGCAACGCGTAGACGAACCGCTTGGCTGCTGCTCTAGATCGACATACATCGCCAAGTATTCGTTGGTTAAGCGAATGCGGATCGGTTTTGTCATCTTTCTTCCCCTCGACTAACGCCTGAGTGAACTCAGGATCATTGATGTAGTGCGCAAATATTCTTAATTGAATACCTTCTGCATCACACCCAACCAACAATCTATTCCTAGGAGCCATCCATAGGCTGCGCAGTTCCTTTCCGTACAGCTTTCGCTTACCGGCTGTATCAAATTCGTTAGGGATATTCGCCGTGTTGGGATTTTGATGCGCCATCCTGTGAGTCCAGGCACCGATCCCGTAGAACTTTCCGTGTATCCTGCCATCAGTGCTGACAAGAGATAGCCACTCAGTCAAAGTTCTACGTCTAGACTCAAGCAGGATGCGCTTTGCCAGCGCTCTAGCGGGCGCCGGAGCTTTTGCTGGCAACGTCTCAAGATTGGCTTCGTTGACTTTCCAGCCAGAGACTTTCAGCGTCTTAAGCTTATCAATTAAATCTTGTCTTGTCAAACGCTCTTTGGCTTTAAGTCTGTTGTATTCTCTTTCAGCCTCGATGTGCGTCTTGGTTTTATCAGTTGGTTGCCAACCTGCTTCGTTTAAGACTTGGATGATTTGTTTATGCGATGAAGGATTGAAAGCTTCGCTTCGAGTGTGGCGATACGTTTTTCCAACTTCGTAATCTTCCATTCTTTGATGAAGCTGTCTAGGTACAGAACTCCTATTAATAGTACCAAACTTAGTAGCTCTTGGAGTGAACTCACGAATTAATACCTCACGAGGTGGAAAAGAAGAAAGGATGTCCTTGTCTAACGTAGCAAGCTCGTCTTGTACTTTCTGTAATAATTGCTGAGCCTTAGCTGTGTTGAAAGCAAATCCATTCTTCTCTAAATCGTTACAGACTAATTGAAAAGATTGTTCGGTATGAATACTCTTTTGTCGGATAGGGTTATGAATATACCTCCGGTATTTATTGTATATTCTTTCAGTGATGTCCACGTCTCTTTTGCAATATTCCTCCATCTCTGGGGAATATCTTGAAAAGTCTGTAAATTCAATCTTTGGTAATCCAAATTCTACTCCGTAGTCTTCGACGGAATGGCTTGATCTTGAGTAGTCAACCATCTTAGATACGATGAGTGTGTCAAGCGAAGCTTCCGGAGTGATGCTATAGCCAACCAACTTGTCAATAACTGAAGCATCATAACCGAGAAGATTATGACCAATCCATAAGTCGACAGATCGAGCAAACTCAATAAATCTGAGTGCAAGTCCATCAGTGTGTCTGAATACATAATACTTTCCTGTGTTTATGTCTTTACATACAATAACCCAAATCTTAGTTGGATTAATTAAACCATTAGCCTCTACGTCAATTACGACTTTCATTTATAAAATACTACGATAGATATGCCGTTATCTAAGAATTTATACCAAATCAATTGATGACTAAGAGCATACACCATAAATAGTGTTAGCCCTGATACTATTACAGTTTCTATATATTTCATAATACTCACTAATGGAGGGGGACAAGTCCCCACTCCTAAGACGTTTAACCGAAGTCAACTTGCTTCGGCCACAAACAGGATCAGTCACACAAAGACTTCCGTCCTTGCGGATCATGATGTTCTTGCCGTAGAGATCGAGATGGTCAGAGAAATCCCTGAACAGATCGTCGAAGAACGTAGTGCACTTCGGAGACAACTCCTCCATGAACAACTTCGCCATCATATTACCATGACTTGCAGGCCCAATCAAGCGGTCAATCAACGCCAGATCGTCTTTGTCGTCGTTTGTGGTGCGATCCATTCGCTCCATCACAGCTACTGCGAAGTCCGTATAGCGCTTATACGAATACACCTGAGGAGCAAAGCTTCCGGCGTAGCCTTTCTCAGCAGCCCACTTGCAGTAGTCAATCCAGTTATCGCAGTTGTGCTGGATTTTGATGACCCGCTTAGCTTCGCCCTTAGCAAGCACAGTGCTGTACGCACCACTGCCAAGGATTTTATACCCACGCTTGATCAGGCGATCCTGAAACATCCGGGAGTTCGTGAACGGAGTGGTACCACAGGGTACACGGACGTACTCACCATCAGAGTCACACATCCAAGCTTTGGCATAAGCCTTGAAGATTTTACCAAGCCCAAGCCAAGGTCCCTGCTTCTTCCGCTTCTCGGCATTACGGAGCCGAGCAATCCGTTTCTTACCGTCCATTGTAGTCTCCTCTTGCCGGGGGATTTAATTTAAAGCGAGGGCTGTGACAACGGAACAACCCTCGCAATTACTTAGTGAATGACACAACCCTTGGCCAGCCCGAAGGCATTGAAGCACGACGCATGAGCGCTGATGAAGATGATGCCAGCAGCGATGCCGACAAGCAAACCAACAACGACCAGTCCAGTCACAATTGGATTGTTTTCCGGGTACATCTTTTCTCCTCTAACTTGGCAATATTGCCTAACGGGGAGTTACCTCCCCAACACTTCATTCATAAGGCTATTATAAATCGAAGAATACTTCTCCACAGCCTCGTCGTACTGACCAGTATTTCGCTGCTTATAGATATTAAGCAGACCCTTCATGTCCGTCATGGTCTTTGCTGTCGGCTGATCTAGGTAGATTATATTCATTATTTGCTCCCGCTTCTTCGTCGGGTTTAGGCAACATTGCCACTAATTTATACATCCCTGAAAATATCTTGCTGTCAACCCACGTGAAGCTCATTGCTCCGTCTCCTCGGAAATCTGCGAGGAGGATGGCTTCTGGGATAACCATGGCAATACCGAAGGACGGTATGTCAGGCCCGCTGTGGAAATGCCTTTTAGCAAGGAAACGATCACCATATGCCAAATCCCTAAGCCAGTCATGTCCGGGGGGTCCTCCACCTTGGAGTTTAGGTTCAATCGGATCGGCTTTACCGCCTTGGATAATGCCAAATGTTAACGGTGCTTCATTCACGATTGAAAGTCCTGATCTGGATGCGCTGAATACGTTTGATGACTTTACCACGGTTCCGCATCATGCGGTCCAAAGTAGGCTGGATGATCTTCTGTCCGTAGAACAAATCGATCATTTCATCGGCTTCTCGAAGCTGGTTGTAGAGCAGGAGGAGATGTTCCATTTAAAACCCCTCTAGGATTGCATTAGAAGCCCGTGGGTGCGTTTATTTCTTTCCCGCGTAGGGTACTAGCGGGGCAGATTTAAAGCTCTCCTGAGCCTTCTCAGGGCTTCCCTTGAACTTGTCGAGAATGCCGGGTTTCCATACCACAACAACCTCGAGAAATTCATATTTGATATGGGATACTTGACTCTCAGATATTCCCCACTTATGGGAGATATTACGAGGACCCATGTCATTCATGAGATCGCAAGCGACTTCGTACTTCTGCTGTTCTGTTAGGTACACCGATGTGCGTCGATGCATCTTGCGAGCAGGAGTCCTTAGATATCTGCTCTGTCTCGAACCAGACTTGTCCATGGTACTCAATCCTTTTCAGGCAGGTGTGTACCGTTAAACTTCTTGAGTGCATTCGTTCGCTCCTCGTCCTTGGGGAGTTTGATGCAGCCGTGCCGTGTCACGGCTAAATAGAAATGCACCGACTCAACCCAATCGACGTAATGGATTTCGGCATACTCACCGTCCTCCCAGATGTCATGGATGTCATCGTGCATATACCCGATGACAATGCCTTGCGGACGGCCTTCTACGATGTCTTTCGACTTAAGCTGCCATTTCCTCAATTCGCCGGTTATCGTTTGCCGGGACATAGCCAAGCTCCTCGCTGAGGGTGTAAGTACTGGGATCAAACAACAACTGACCTGCAGGTCCGGTACGACCGCAGAATCTATTCTTGGAAATCTTCAAATGAGTCGTCCGCCTAATCGTAGGATCGGACGACTGGATGTCTCTTGTTAAATCAATCCTGATATCAGCTATTTTACTGATGTTACGGCTGCCTCGGGTGAGTCCGTCGTCGTTGACGTGGCTGACAACGATGAGTGCGAAGTCAAGCTCTTTGACGAGCATTTCAAGCCGCGTCGAAAGATAGTCGAGAGCCCGTCGTTCGTTATCGACTCCACCTCCAGTGACAACCATAGTAATGTGATCCAAGAACACATACCGACAGCCACGAGCAGATACGAGGAAGCGAATTGTGTCGAGAATATGATCGGGATCATCACTCCCGAAATGTGAATAAATGTGTAGACGATCGTCCGTCTTAACAACGCTTTGTACGGCTTCGTAGACCGCAGCGTCCGTAACGCCGCAGTCAGGGAGATGAACCGGGCGATTGAGATGAAGTCCCGCAATCGCTTGAAGCAATCGTTTCTTAGGTTCTTCCAAGAATATACCAGCGACGGCTGCATCTGGGTGTTCCTTCAAGATGTTGTACATGATCTTGTGCATGACTTCAGTCTTGCCAACACCCTCCTGAGCAGTAAGCAGCACGCTTTCCCCAGTGCGGATGCCGTAAGTCATATAGTCAAGCGTCGGTATCCCGTACGAGACTCCTTCCTTAGGAGCCTCGAAGAGGATATTCTTGAACACTCGAAGTTCTGACTCGATGTTTTGCGGACAGAACTTCTTAGCGTTCTCGAAGAGGTTCTTCAGTTCAGAGTATTCTCCGTGCTGTGCGAAGTCATTGGCGTCCTTGCGCTTTCCGCCGGGGAACCGCACCAAATAAACTTTCGAGTAATCGAACAGCTTTGCAACGCGAGAGGCTGCATCACTCCCTTGCTCATCTCCATCGAACGCGAGATAAATGCGGTCGTACGAGTTAAGGTAGGATCGATCCTGAGAAACGTCTGCGACAGCAGAACTGCTGCTGTGAACGCTAAAGACAGGTACATGGGTAGCTTGATGAAGAGAAAGCGCATCTTCGTAGCCCTCTGTTATTGCACAGTATCGATGTCCACCGGCGATGAACTTATCAACACCAAAACAACCAGCTTTGTAGTCACCCTTATGGTAAGTCTTCGGACTTCCCTTCTGGGGCTCTAATATACGAACGTGAAAACTCCCATTTCGCTCAGGAAATCCGATTTCGATGGGTTTTCCATCTCCGTCAATCTTCGTCTTAGCGCCATATTTTCTGAAAGTAGAAGCATCAATCCCACGAAGAGGCAAATATTCGTAAGTATACTTAGCGTCATCAATCAACTCATTACCTCTTAAATAATAACCACAACTAAAACAATAACTATGACCGTCGTCATAAATACCTAAATTATCACCAGCAGTATCCTTTCCGTGCTTGGCACAGTCAGGACACTGCTCATGGCGAATAAGCTTCGACGTCCTGTCATCAAGTCGAGAGGACGCGTTTTGGATAGTCATAATACTCCTTAGCCCATGGCTTATCGCGGGACTCGTAATAGTTTACGATCTTGAACCCGCGAAAGCCACCATCGAGAACTGGTTCCCAATAGTCAGGCTTGGCTACGTACATCCATGCACGGATGATGTAGCATTTCATTCCGGAGTAAACTGGATGGAGAGTGCCTTGAAGGCAACGCGGGAGTGGACGAAACAAGCAAGGCTCGTCGGCATCCAGCTTGTTCTGCTGGTATCGGAGTTCCCGATAAGGCACGATGACATTCACTCGTTTACGACGGAATTGTACCGTATTCCGCTTGTAGTTGTCAAGGTCTTTGAACTGAGGGGTACGAACCAAATGGAGTTCGCCTTTAACCTTCAGTGGTGGAGGGAAGTAACGAACGAGATGCGGAGGTTGTTTGCCACCCGGTATCTCCATCGGAATGGGTGTCCGGTCTTCGCCAGCCTCCTGATACCAGTAATTGAAATAGTTGACAGTATATGCCGTAGCGACAAACGAACTGTCTTCGATAAGACAGTGGTGAGAATGGTTAAGCTTGGTGTCGTCTGCGCAGAAGAGCAGTTGATACTCGAACTGCGTCAGCCACCATAAGTCTGGGCTGTACTTCACGCTGTCGGTAATCCATCTGGCTTCGTGGACAGAAGGAAAGTTAATCCCTTGTCCGATGCCGGTCAAGAGCGAGAACTGATTGCGAGCGTGATTGAAACCCATGACGAACCTCCAATGATCTAATCAAAGAAGTGGGGCCGTGACCTGAGAGTGTAACCACGACCCCACAACACTACGCTAAGCGGCTAGCGCAGTCACGCAGCCTTCTTGCCAAAGCCGAAGCGGTTCTGCTTCGCGGCAGGAGCGGGCTGTGTCTTGGTGACGGACTCGACCTTCGTAGCCGTTCCCGTCGTAGTCGTCGTGGTAGTGGACTTCTCGGTCTCCTTGACGGAGACTTCCGGCTGGCCGGACTTCAGAGCACGGTACTTGCTGCGCCACATAATGGCATAGCACACCAACGCCATAACATCCTTCTTGCCGATCGTTGCAAGCTCATGCGGCATCCAGTTGATCGTCTCCATATAGTCGAGACCAACCGCAGAAGCGAAGTTCGGCAGAGCCTTCTCCATCTCCTGAATGGTCTTCGGAGCAGCGATCTCCTTCGACGACGTATCGAGCGTTGCGACGTAATCAAGGACTTCCTTGAGAGTCTTATCGTTGAGGATCGGAAGATCACCAACGGTGGCCAATGCCTTGGCGTCGGCCTTGGCAGTCTCAGCCGGCGCAGCCGGGACAGCAGTCTCGGTAGTTCCGGTAGTCGCGAGCTTCTTCGACAGCGCGTACTTCTTGAAGTCGGGAAGATTGGTGATCTTAACCGCCTCGAAGTCCTTCACGATAATCGGCAGACGCTTCTTCCACTGTGAGTGGACTTCGCCGCCGATGACCTTGTACCACAGCTTGACGTCATCGTTGGTGTGAACCCAAGACGGCGGCTTCGCTGCGAGTTCGACAGCCTTGGCGGGCTGAGCCGGACGACTGCCGACGGCATTGCTCTTGTCGCCAGAGAGCTTGCGTTCAGCAGTGCCCGGCGTGGCGACATCCTTCGGAACCGGCGGAGGAGACGCCGGAACCGAGGCTGCTGCCTTCTTCCCGAAGCCGAAGCGATTGGCCTTGGCTACCGGAGCAGCTTCACGCTTCTCGACAACGACTTCAGGCGCTTTCTGATTGAAGCCAAACGCATGAGAAGCCCAGCCCCACTCGCCGGTGATGCCGAGATCGTTCTTGCCAACAGTGACTGCATCGCCTTCGACAGGAAGAACATGGAGTAGAGCACGATGGCCGACCTGCGACATCAAGACCTTCTTGAAGGACTCTGCCCTGAGCTTGTTCATCACACGCTCAAGCATGTCTTCGTGCTCGCCGTATTCTTCACACCACTCCGTGATCTGCGGGATCAGCAGACCATTGACGAGGTTGTACTGCTCGGTACGATCAGCCGAATCGTCGTTGCCGTTGAGAGTGCCTTCAAGGAACAAAGCCATGAAAGGCTGTTCGTTGCCGTCGTTGATGACGAACGGCTGAATGTCGTCGGGATTGTAGCCGTCTGCCAGCTTCCCGAAATACATCGTAAGAGGAAATTCCTTCGCGTTCACGAAGAGACGCTGAAGTTCGTCGAAGTTCAGGCCAGTACCGTCTTCACGGGTGATGGCAAGATCAGGCTTGCCCTCGAAGACGTTCTGGACAGCGAAGCCGAAAGCATTCGGTTGCTTCGCTAGAATGTGCTTGAGCAAATCGTCCGGCGGTAACTGTCCGGCAGCGATGTGCAACATCATTTGATTGTCGATATTCATGGGCTGATTTCTCCTCTGTTGCCCTACGACGCTTTCCGCCAGAAGCTGGCGGCACGACCCATCGTCTGAACGAAACGGTTCTTGACAATCGGTGTTGGTGGACCGCCCGGAATAACCGGACGATGTTCTTTGCCTTCCTTCCGAGCCTTCTCACGAAGGTATCGATCGGACTTAAGCTTTGACTTCACCTCCGAAGCAATACGCTTCTTCGGCACAAGATCACGCAAGCCAAGACGCTTGCGAAGCATTTCATACGTTCTGTTCTTCTCCTGCTTGCTGATCTTGCCGGAGCCTTCGGCTTCTTCAAGACCATCACACAAGATGTCGAGCAATAACGCATGTATCTTATGGTTACGGTCTTCCAAGACCATGCGATAGCCCTTTCGCTTAATCCATGCTTTCACCTGATTGGCAATAGCAAGGACCACCCCTAATACGATTAGTGCACCTCCTAGTTCTCCAAGAAAGTTGTCAGAGTGAATGATGCCACTGACGCGATCAATGACATCTTGAGATACGTCCAGAACGCTCAATGTCATATTTACTCCTCGGTTATGGACAAACGCTAAATCGCTTAACAAAGACGTAAAGACACGCTCTGTGCAAAAGGCACAAAAGGACTCAAACGCGGAACTACATTCACGAGGGGGATACGCAACGCCACACTACAACCCGCTAGGGCAGCGGGTAAAAGTAAGCCCCCGCTGGCGGGGAGACCAGCGAGGGCTTAAGTAAGCAGCCGGAGAGGGGCTAATCCGAACTGCTATCGGGCGGTGGGCGAACGGAGGAGAACGTCACCCACCTTACTTTATCGGACTTAAACGCTGCGATGCAGCGCAAGCGGTCCATGTAGACCAGCGAAGTCCGGATAAACAAATCTAGTTTGTTATCCTCGAACAGAACGAATTTCGTTCTTTCGGAGTTATAGAACATCTGGACCTTACGGACAACGGTATTATCCAGAGTTACACAGGTTAGCGCTGGCGCAGTTTCTTGGATACGTAGGATATGCGCCATTACCTCACGCCGACCAACAGAAATGTGCTGGCCCGCAGCGTCCATTTGACGACGCGTAACAAGGTAGTCAATGTATTCTTCGCTGAAGGCCAGCGATCGTGCGCGTTCTTTGAGTTCGCGCATGACTAGCATATTCGGAGGTTTACCAGTCGGAATGTAATCCGACGAAAGGCTACGCGGGAACAAACGCCTTTGACGAGAAAGCTTTAGCCGCTTTGCGGCCATCGTACGGTTAGCCATTTCTTTTAATCCCCAGTGTTCCTATACTATATATGACTTTTCTCGTTAAGTCAAATGCGTTTCTTCTTTGGCGAGTTCACCACTCCATTTACAATCAAGAATATCCCTGCGCCAATGCAGATAAGCAACAGCCCCAAACCACGCTTCGCAGCGTCCCAATCCCAAGGCCATTGCCATGGTTTAGGCTGCTTAGCCAAAGCTTCTTCACGCACAAAGGCTTTCAGCTTCGCCTCTGCCAGTCGTACCATTTGTTCATTAACCGTCGGCAACCACGGCCAAACAACAATGTACTTAATCGGAGCCTGATGCGTCTCGAAGTCCGACACCTTCGGTGTAACCAACAAGAGATAAAACTGCCCACGCACGTCATCAGGAAGCCAATAACTATACCTGTGAGTAGTTTCAACGCGAGAATTTGCATCGCCATGCGCCTCCACGCGCGCTGATGACAGGAAAAACAACCCCATCAGCGACATAAACAAACACCACCGACGCCATGTCTTGTCTTTCCGTTTGGCCTTGATTGGCCAGAATGCTGCCCAACACAAAGCAGCCAGAGACACGATTACGCAAACTAGAACAAACTTTTCGACGTAGCTCATTGTCATCCCCTTCTACAATTTAAATCCCATTCCAAGATGATGTCTTTAACCATCACCCACTGATGCCCACGGGGATTGCCTTCTCCGTGGGTATTCATTTGTTGGATTGTCTTGACAGTAAATGCCTGTCCGCAAGAACACACCGCGATGATGCGTTTCATGGTTTGAGATTGGTCACGCCGATACTGCGCCTAGCAGGGCGATCAACCCGCTCGATGGTAGGTCGCAATGAAGCAAGCTCGATGAAGTCGTCAGCTTGTCTGCGCAAGACGTCAGCGCACATAGGAGGCTGGGTCTGTATCGAAGATACAATACTGACACGTGTAGCATACCTACGCTGTATACTACTGATAAGAAAGGTGAAATCACCGTCCCCCGTAAACATAAACAAATCAGTAACGAGAGGAGCCATCTCGTAAGCAACAATGGCCATCTCGATATCCATGTTGCCTTTAATCTTGGTTGTGACTGTCTCATTGTTGTGCCCACACTCCTGACATTGAAACACACCACGGTCTTGGTATTCCTTGTATTCCTTCTGGATAACACTCCAGCCGTTAAACTCCAGCCAGTCAATCATAGGCTGGATAGTCGATTGTTCTTCAGCCGGAGCACGGGCAGTGAAGTAATAACTCCGTAAGATATGCCCGTCGAAAGCTTCGGTAAGCCTTCTGAAATCAATCGAGAAACCCAATTGCTTGGCAGTAGCGTAGAGATTGCTACCATCGACAAGCAAGACTGCAACACGACCTTGGTAACGACTTTTATCCCATAGCGTCATTGTATTCTCCTCTTGACAGCTTGTTTTTTACGTGGTAAAAGCGGTGATCCGCCGCAGGTTAGATATACCTATTATCTTCTAATACCTGTGCGGGTAACAACCCACTCCGGCTTGATGCCGAAGCGGTCTTCGTTCTTGGTGTGACAAATATTGTAATTAGCTCTGTCAGGATGTTTGTAAACAGTCTGACTTTCCCAAGAGTCTAGCCCTTTAGCGAAAGCAATTACTTGTTCTTTATCACACCAGTTTACACTAGACAGCTTCGATGGCCGTCCCATCAGACACTCCTTATGCGCTTGTTGTCGTTAGCTGGACGATGATCCCGGACATACTGCCAGAACCAATCTTCGTGAGCAGGCAGTATCATACGTACCAGCACCATGATATGCTGATACGGCTGATTGGTCTTTAACTTAAATACAGTAGACCAGAAATACAGCCACTTAGACTGTGCCCGTTTTGTTGGCATTGCTAAGCCTTTCTTCGATTGGACGGTTGTATTTCAGGATAGCGAGTTGCTTGAACTTCTCAACGCTCTCGCTCCATCTTGGCTTGGACTTGTCAGTCCAGTACAACTCACGCGTAATAGTGAACTTGCCTCTGTCTTCGACAACACGACAAGTCACATCCATCCCAGCATACGTCACTTCGACGTAGTGGATTTGGTCAGGCAGAATGTACCGCTTGACCTGCACAAGCAAACCGTTATCCATGGCTATAGCGCCTTATTGTAGGGCTTGCAGGGATTTTGGATGGCAGACAGTTCCAAGTCTGTACTGTGGATTTTCTCATTCTGAAAATCCTTATAACCGTACTTGGTTCCGCGTTCGTCGGCACCATCGATGACTTGCTTAAGCTTCTGGCAGAATATGCCAGCACGCTTAAACGTCTCTTGCTTCATAGTCTCGATGGGAATGCTGACAAACACGTCTTGGGCTTTGAGAATGCCCGGAATGTCACCATACTCGCGCGTAGTGACATAGTTTGACTGTGCGATACGCTTTACACCGAACCCGAAACGATTGCCATTGCTCATGACTTTTTCCCCTAAATCTGCCATAATTGGCATTGTTTATATTATCGCATGGTAGTATAGTAAGGTCAAACAGCTAACGGGCTTAGCGACTTGCACGCTAGTCTAGCTTGTGTTTTGCGGCATGCCCTACGCACGTTGTTTGTCCTATCATCAATTCGCGGTGTGACATTTATGCAACACTGTTGCTGGATTGTCACATGCTGCGTTGCCGTTATGTTCATGGTGCAAGGCAAAAGAAAACCCCCGGCCATTGCTGGCGCGGGGGTTGGTAGCTAGGAGTTATGCTGCCTTGGGCTTGGCAATCTCGGAGATCAACTCCGATCCACCTTGCTGGAGCTTGACATACTTGTCGTCGGCTTTGATTTCCTTGGCCAGATCAGCAAGCATGTTCCGTGTCTCGACAATGGCGACGATAAATTCGTCATTGTCTTTCGTGTTGCCAAGCTTGAGAAGCTTGCCGTATTCAGCCTTGTCTTTCGCGGTTGCGATTTCTTCCAACCATCGATGAAACTCCGCGAATACCGACACGCCTGTATCAATCGTCTTGATTGTCAAGCCTTCCGGCTTGTCAGACGTTGCGCCAGTGCCAGCCTTGGATTTCTTCACGACACCGCTTTCGATAAGGGATTGGAACGTGCCACCCTTTTCGAGACCCTTGTTCGGGTCCAGTTTCATGAATGCGCCAATGCTCATGGCTTCCCACTTGGCAATGGGTTTGCCTTCCGCCGGAACCAACCACACTTGGATAGGCTTGGTTGTGTTCTCAACTTCCGGGATGTCGCACTTACCGGCCGCTGCATCTTCCGGGGATTTGCCCGGAACCCAGATGCAGTCAGCAGCGATGCCCGGATAGTTCTCAACAGCCTTGAATTGGAAATACAAAGCCATTGCTTTCTTATAAGACTGCCGGATGGTATTCCGCCGACCCTTCAAGAAATTCAGATGGGTTTCCCGTTGAACGGGGTCCATTGCCTTGATGTCTTCCGGGATATCATCCTTGACGGCCTTCGAGTCGCCAGCCCGTTCCGTCCATTCGATCCGAGCAAGAATGTTCTGCCCGGTAGCGGTGCCGTCGGCGAATTGGGTGTAGAAAGTAGTCTCCACCATTCGCGTCTTGTTCTTGGCATCAGTCTTGGGAACCTTGAAGTAATCCGGGTTATTGCCCGTTTCGCTGTCAGGCACCGCAAAACCGTCCAATTCCTCGCGAGTGTAGTCTTGCTGCAAAGCAAATAACACTCGGAACGGCCCGCCTGCCCAATCTTCCTTGGCTTTCATGACCGTTTCCATAGCCTCGGTCATTTCGCGGCCGCCCTTGGCGCCTAAAGACTTGGCACGATTGGCCAATTCTTCGCCGTCAAGGTTCGGAAGGTCGGTTTCTGCATTCGGATTGGCATCGCCGAACAACGCGCGCCATTCGTCGTCTTCCAAATCATCTTCCGTAGACATGGCAACGTCGAAGATTTGAGCGTCAGTCATGCCTTTGGTTTCCTTGGGGAAACGTTTCCTGTACTGTTCCATTTCGTATTCACGGAACAATTCAGGCGTGTACGTTTCTGCCTGCGGTTGCGCATCCATTGGTGACACTTCCGGCAAGCCGGTTTCCGTGTCAGCTGCATGTGCAACGCGCGACGATGATAGGAAATTCGATTTACGTCCGATCATTTTAGTTTCTCCTATGTTGCTCGCTTGCCGTGTCTGCCCTCGGTTAAGCCAGCCTTTCGGCTGGCGTGGTTAGAGTTAACGATAGTTCGGACTATCGTGCGGATAATCCGAATAAACTTTGCCATGCCATTGCTCTATGCAAAGGCGGGGATCAAAGCTTTCGTCACAGTCACAGATGATTACATCATCGGTGCCTATGTATACTTCACCAATCATTGCAGGCATTGGATAGTTAGGCGGTCTATTTCCTTTGAGGTATTCACCGGGAATAAACGATCCTCCGGTTATGCACATTTTATGCATACCGTAGACCTTGCTAGGTCTCCAAAAGATATATGGAGTTTCAAAGCGCGGTATTGTCATGGCTGCCACCAATCTTTAGGCTTGGTGACATTTGCAATCGCAACAGAAACGAGAGCTATTATTTCGTCTCCGTCTACATTGCCCATGATATCAAGCATGCGGTGATATTCATGCTTGATCCTCTCGTATTGAGGCTCAAGCATGATTTCACTCATTGCTTGCTCTATTTCAGAGATAGTTTGCATGTCTGCCTCGTTTCTGAGGGCAGGCAGAGCAAGCGAGCAGACTAGTCCCTCAAGACACATGCGGAATGCATATGCCCGGTTTCGTCCTATTCAATTGTCAAATAGCCCGGTTAGATCGAAGTGGGTTTCGCGTCTGACGCTTCAGCGCCGTATGAACCGAAACCAAACAATCACTAACCAACCATCATTATAGGTACTCAATCTAGTAAGCACAAACGCCTAGCCTCGTTAGAGGCATGTTTGTTTGCATAGCTGGTATGAAATTCTGTGAATAGCTAGGTATTCGCACTGATGCATAGCTCTAATGCTTAGCTATGCATATATGCATAAGCAGCTAACGAATACGATAGCATCCTAAGCAGCATTAGTTGTGCTGATAATGCATAGCTTAGTAATGCTATCTAATACGTTAGCTAATGTAATTACCTTAGCTTCTAAGTGTCCTAACGGTACCTAGGTATGCTTACGCTTATCCGAAAGGGACTTCGGATTCCCCAAAATCCTAGGACCCCTACCCGGCTACCACCCTCCAAGGGGGTCGGGGGTATTGTTGCGGCCGTTGAATTAATTGAAAAAAATATCGCACCAGAATTTAAAAGATTCTGATATAACCATAAATACCCCAGCTAAGTAGAATCACTAATACTCCGATATCTTCAATCCCTAATAACATAAATACCTACCAGTGATATAATCAACACCAAAGCACTTAAAGCTCTAATCCAGTCTATTTCTAGATTCAATCGTAATTATCCTTCCTTCGTATTTCTTAACCATGAATGTTAGTTCTCCTCTGTCAAACCATTCAGTTCTTGTTTCGTTGTTTAGGTGAAGACGATGCTCGAGCCTCTCAGAAGGCTCAGGAGATCGATTTGTCTTGGGGGGTAGGATTTGTACCTCCTGCTTAAAATAACGCACCAGCGGGCTTCTAATTGAATCCTAGAGGCATTCTAGAATGAATCCAGAATCTCATCTTGCAATTCTGCATGAAATACACCGATTTAGGTACCAAGGATTGCGATATTCGCATCTAAAACACTCCCAGTAACTCTGAAAACTATTCATCTAACCATTCTCCTTCTGGTATCTTACCAGTAATATTAACTAACGCTATAAGCTCTGCGAATGTCAACTTATCTTCTTTCCAAGTATAAACCCTAGCAGGTCCTTCTTCGGAATATACGATGATTTTATTAATTCTAGGGCTATTCATAAGCTCTCCTTAAGATTTTTCTTTACAGCTATATTAAGCTTATGCTATACTAATGTCAAGAGTAATATTTTCGGAAAGACAATGGCTTTACTAAGAAACAGAAAAGTAACTATTCTAGGCGTAACTGGAGGAGAAGACCCTAGTCAACTCTTCACTGTAGCTTATCCAGATGGTAATCTTGAGCATGTACCTCTTTTCGAGTTAACTCTGGAAGACAGTGAGCACAAGGAGTTTACTAGACTGAACGGTGAACGTCTAAGTAGCTTAATCAATAAGATATCTTCTAAGGAATACCAAGCAATCCTTGATTCGCAAGACCCTGAGAAGATCAAAGCAAAGGAAACTCAATGACCCAAGTATGGCATTTCGTTAAACTCGCTGCTTCTGTTCTAACTGGCGTAGCAGCTTTAGTTTGTCTTTTCGTAGCGATGCAGTATGTCGTTCCTCTAAGCATAACTAGCCTTGCATTCTCACAGATGCCTGAATGAACATCAACCATACCATTCGTTTAGATGATACAATCATCTTCCTTCTAAAACAAATTATACTTAAGGAAAACCAAATCATGTCCTCGATTGACGATCTCAACGCAGCTATTTCTGATCTTACTACTTCGATCACCAATGAGGTTAGCGCTCTAGAGTCTGCTCGTGCTTCTAACAACGACGCTGCTGTGGAACAAGCTGTTTCCAATCTGAAAGCTCTGAATACTCAGCTTCAGAATAGCGTTACGCCTCCGGCTCCTGCAACTGATACGCCTCCGGCCCAGTAATGTCTTTTTCGGCTGTCCAATCTAAGATAGCTAAGAAAGAAGGTGTTTCCAAGAAGCGAGCCGGTGCAATACTGGCTTCCGCTTCTAGGAAAGCTTCTCCTGCCGCTAAAAAGAAAAACCCTAACCTAAAGAAGGTTAAGGGTTATTAATCCGTGCATATCGATTATACGATATCAATTGGTAATATCTTCACCATCATAGCTGTTATAAGCTCGGTAATTACCGTGATTTATAACATGAAGGGAGACATATCAATTGTCAAGCATGACATCCATTATCTCCAAGAAAGTCACAGGGCTTTGACCGAAGCCTTTGCGCAATTAGGGAAAGTCCTAACCCAAGTAGCAGTCCAAGACCAGCGGATCAATATGCTTGAGAAGCGAGTAGATGAGATGGCACATGGCAAAGGCCTTGTCGTATAGTTGAAAAAGAAAGTCCAAGAAGTAAATCAGCAAAGAGAAGACCGACGTATCCTTGCTGAATCCTCATTAGAAGAATTTATTAAGCTAGTCCATCCTAACAGAGTCTTAGGAAACATCCATCGAGAATTAATACGATGGTGGGAATCTAGCAAGGCAAAGACTCATCAGCTTGTCTTGTTACCACGAGACCACATGAAATCCGCAATGGTTGCATACCGTGTGGCTCATGCGCTTACCGTAGACCCGACACTTCGTGTTCTTTACATTTCGTCTACAAGTAATCTTGCTACCAAGCAGTTGAAATTCATTAAAGACATCTTGACCTGTGATACCTACCGTCTCTATTGGCCGGATATGGTTCATCCAGAAGAAGCCAAGAGGGAGAAATGGACTGAGCGGGAAATTTCCCTTGATCACCCGAAAAGACGGCAAGAAGCTATCCGCGACCCAAGTATTTTTACTGCGGGTCTTACTAGCAACATTGTTGGCCTTCATTGTGATATCGCGGTTCTAGATGACGTTGTTGTTCAAGCTAATGCGTACCTAGAAGACGGCAGAGAGAAAGTCCGGGAGCAATACGGATATTTATCTTCCATCGAAACAGTTAATGCAAGAGAATGGGTCGTAGGTACGAGATACCATCCTAAGGATTTATACTCGACACTCTTGGAGATGGAAGTTGAAGCGTTTGATGAGTTTGGAAATGTCGCTAAGACAGACCAACTCTTTGAAGTCAAAGAATACCCAGTTGAAACAGCAGGCGATGGAACTGGCCAATTTCTATGGCCTCGTCAACAACGCTCTGATGGAAAGTGGTTTGGCTTCGACGAAAAGATACTTGCCCAAAAACGTGCGCAGTACCTTAACAAAATACATTTTAGGGCTCAGTATTACAACGACCCTCATGACGTTGATTCTTCTCCTATTCGCCGTAGCTTATTCCAATACTACGATAACAACTGGTTATCACGGCGTGACGGGCATTGGTCCTTCAAAGGCAATAGGCTTAACGTTGTCGCTGCTGTAGACTTCGCGTACTCGCTTTCTAAGAAAGCCGATTCGTCTTGTATAGTTGTCGTAGGTGTAGATGCCAATCGGAATTATTACGTCCTAGACATAGATAGGTTTAAGACAGCACAACCATCTGTGTACTTCGACCACATCCTCAAGATGCATGAGAAATGGGGCTTCCGAAGAATACGTGCTGAAGTAAGTGTCGCTCAGGTTGTTCTAGTTAATGACCTCAAGGATAACTACATCAGACAACTAGGACTTGGATTGACTGTTGATGAGTTCAGACCTAACAGAACTCAAGGTTCTAAAGAAGAACGTATTCTAAACATCCTAGAGCCCAAGTATGCCAACGGTCAGATATTCCATTACAGCGGCGGACACATCCAGACCTTAGAAGAAGAATTAATCTTCTCTAATCCAGCCCACGATGACGTCAAGGACGCTCTTGCTTCTGCCATTGATTTCGCAGACGGCTACGCTCCTGTAAATAGTTTTACAAGAAACAGAGAAAATAAACCAGTGTTACAATTTCATAGTAAGTGGGGCGGTGTTGCCTAATGGACCATAGGGTCACAGAAGTACGAGACGTAGTTTCTCCAGATCGTATTGCTACTCAGATTAGCAACGACTGGATTACTTGGAATATGCTCCGTCAGAACAAGCTAGACGATTGGGAAGAAATCCGCAGATACGTCTATGCTACTAATACATCGCAAACCTCTAACGCTTCTAATCCTTGGAAGAATAGAACAACTATTCCAAAGCTGTGTCAGATAAGAGATAACCTCTTAGCTAACTACACTGCTACGATGTTCCCCAACAGTGTTCCTGTTGAATGGGAAGCCAACGAGAAAGACAGCGACTCTAAGAATAAGCGGGACGCAATAACCAACTATATGCAGTGGGTTATGTCTCAACCATCCTTCAAGGGTGAAATGAATAAGGTAGTCTCAGATTATATCGACTACGGTAATTGCTTCGTTTCCGTTGAATGGGTTGACCAACGCGTAGAACAACCAACTGAAGCCATGCAAGCTGGCTACGTAGGTCCTGCTTTGAAACGTATTTCTCCACTAGACGTCGTGATGAACCCTACGGCTTCTAACTTCGAGTCTACTCCTAAGATTGTTAGATCAGTCATAGGCTTAGGTGAACTCAAAGAAATGCTTAATCGTATGTCTACGATTGAGAACGAAGCTGAGATGAAAGCCCTATGGAAATACTTCCAAGACATCCGAGCACAAGCTCGTGAGTTCTCAGGCGAATGGGTCCAGCGAGATAATCTTTATCAGGTAGACGGATTCACGTCTTTCCAGCAATACCTGTCTTCTAACTCAGTAGAAATCTTAACTTTCTACGGAGACCTGTATGACGTCAATGAAGATAAGCTGTACAAAAATTATGTCTTTACTGTGGTTGATCGGCATAAGCTGCTGGGTAGCAAGCCTAATCCTTCTTTCTATGGATATCCTCCTATATTCCATGCGGCATGGCGTATCAAGCAAGATAACCTCTGGGGTATGGGTCCTCTTGATAACCTCGTCGGTATGCAATACCGTATTGATCATATTGAAAATCTTAAGGCCGACGTCTGGGATTTAGTTACTTTCCCTGTTGTTAATGTCAAGGGCTTCGTAGAAGAGTTTAATTGGCAGCCCGGTGAAATCATACGGTCTAGCGAAGAAGGCTCTGTAGAGCTTCTACAACCGCAGGTACAGATACTTCAAAGCGATACTGCTATTCAGTTCTACATGAACATGATGGAAGAAATCGCTGGTGCACCGAAGGAAGCCATGGGCTTCCGTTCTCCCGGTGAGAAAACGAAGTATGAAGTCCAGCGTCTAGAGAATGCTGCTTCTCGTATCTTCCAGAATAAGATCAAACAGTTCGAGGAACAAATCGAAGAGCGTCTTCTGAACGCTATGCTTGAACTAGCACGAAGGAATCTCTCTGGTGTTACCACAATCAAGGTCTTCGATGACGAACTCAAAGCAGCTAGCTTCAAGTCCCTCACAGTCGAAGATATTACAGGCATTGGTAGAATCAGGCCAGTTGCGGCAAGGCACTTTGCTGAACAAGCCGAACTTATTCAGAACCTTACAAGCCTTAGCCAGTCGCCGATTTACCAAGACATCAAACCGCACATCTCGATGATTAAGATGGCTCAGCTATTCGCTAAAGCCTTTAACGTCGAAGAAGATGGAGTAATCATGCCTCCTTGGGTTGGTTTGATCGAACAAAGCGAAGGCCAGCGTATGGCCCAAGCCTCGCAAGAACAAGTCGCTCAAGCTACTCAAACTGCATCAGGTATGGGACAAGATTTCGATCTTCAACCTAACCCTGCACAACGCGTACTCCAGCCTCAAGGACCACAATAATGTATCCAGCTTGGACTCAGAACCTCAAGACCGAGGAAGAGAAAGAGCACTTCAAACGATCTCTTAGCAGCGCAAGAACTGTATTAGATCGGTTAGTTGAACTTCTCGAAGTAAAAGAACGAGACATTCAATTTTCAGAGAGAACCCAGAAAGCCTACGATAATCCCAACTGGGCTTATCTTCAGGCACATCGAAATGGTTATCTCACAGCAATACAATCAATAAAGAATTTAGTTCTAGACCAAGAGAGCAAATGAATATCTTAGACAATACTAATCAGAATGACCAGATTCAGATTGACCCTAATCAAGACTATCTCGAAGTACTACTCGGACCGGGTGGGAAATACGATGCCGCTAAATACAACGGCAATAAGGAAGAGGCTTTAAAAGCCTTGGCACGAGGTAAGTATGAAGGGGATTTACACATCGAGCGCATGAAAACTCAGCAGGACACCCTTCGGGATGAATATCTGAAGTTTCGTGAGCAGAGTGTAGCCGGACCAAATCTTAAGGAAGTCTTAGACCAATACATGACCGAACTTAAGCAGTCTCAACAGCAACAGCAAACCCCAGTTCAGGAAGACAAGTCCGTGTTCGATGAAACCAAAATTCAGGATATGGTTAAGCAGCATATTGCTGCTAATAAACAACTAGATCGTGAAGAGGCTAATGCCTCAGAGGTAGAGTCGAAACTCCAGCAAGCTTATGGCCCCAACTATAAGCAAGCTGTTAAACAGCAAATAGATTCGCTAGGCATGTCTGTAGATTTCTTCAATCAAATGGCACGTCAAACTCCTAAGGCTCTTTTGAGCACTCTAGGTATTGATGGTCAGAGAAGCCAAGAACTCTTCCAAGCTCCTCCTTCTTCGACTATGCGTACTCCGGTAGGTTCTAATCCGACTGGAGCTAAAACATGGTCTCAGTGGGAAAAGCTACGAAAGACAGACCCAGCAAGCTATTGGCAACCTAAACAACAAGCACAACTGTTTAAAGACCAATCTATCTTAGGCGATGCCTTTGAAGATGGGGACTATAAACGATAAGGAAAAACACGTATGTCAGGCTTTACAGTCTCGAACAATACGGACTTCATCCGCAGTAATATCTACTCTAAGCAGATTACTCGCGCGTTTGAGGACGATTTGTTCGCCATGCGGTTTGTGCGCACTATCACGGATTTTCCGGACGGTTCTACCCTGAACATGCCCCGGCTCGGCGTTGCTGAAACGGCTGACTTTGCAGAAGGTCAGGCGATCAAGTACAATCGCTTCGATACTGGTAATCTTACCTTTACGATCGATCAGTACAAGTATTCGGCTAACTCGATCTCGGCGAAGTTCAAGCGTGACAGCTTCTGGTCTGCTGAAATTCAGGCTGCTTTTGCTCCTGAACAGCACCGCGCCCTGATGAAGGGTTTTGAAGCTCGCGTCTTCAACCGTGCTAATGCTGCTCAGACTGCTTCTAATCAGAACATCCTCAACGGTGCTCAGCATCGCTGGGTTGGCTCTGGTACTAGCAACTCTCTCTCCATCAAGGACTTCTTCCTCGCTGAGCTTGCTCTGCGCGTTGCGAACGTCCCGATGCGCAACCTCGTTGCCGTCGTCGATCCCACCTGCGCTTACGACCTTGAACAGTCGACCAACGCTATCAACCTGCTGACGCCGATCCCGAAATGGGGTGACATGGTGAACTCGGGTCTAGTGTCTGGCTTCCAGTTCCGGTTCAACATCGCTGGCTTCGACGTCTACGTGTCGAACTATCTTGCTCAGAACATCGCTGAGACGGTTAACTCCAAGTCGGTTACGACTGGCGTTGCTAACGTCTTCTTCAGTGCTGAGCCCGGTATGACGACTCCGTTCATCGCAGCCTTCCGTCAGATGCCGACGGTCTTCTCGGAGTTCAACAAAGACCTCCAGCAAGACGAGTTCTTGACGATCTGCGAATACGGCGTGGCTGTGTATCGCCCTGAAAACCTGTGCGTTGTCCTGACGGACAAGGGCACTCGTACCTAAGGAGACTAACATGGCTTATTTGGACAGCTCAGGTCTTTATGTCAAGACTGGTTTGGAACAAACCGTTCCTCTTACTGGTGGTGACTACCGTACCTATGGCGAACTCCGTGAGATTGAGCTAAACCTCGACCTCACCAAGGCTCCGCTGCTCTCGGCAGGTCCGATCATCGTCAACGACCAAATCTTCTTTGAGAAGAATATGGTTGTGCAGGAAGTCGAAATTTACACGACTACTGCTGCGACGGGTTCGACTGCGACTCTGGACATCGGTTTGATCGCTGTGGATCGTGCTACTGAAATCGACTTCAACGGTTTCATTGCCGCGCTCGCACAGTCTTCGACTAACCTTTCTACTGCCGGTAACAAAACCGTCTATACGAAGGGTTCGACCGGTGCTGGTGCACTGATCGGCGGCTCTGCCGTTGGAACTTCTGGTTATATCTGCATGAACTACAATACTGCTGCGTTTACCGCTGGCAATATCAAGGTTCGCATTCGGTATTTCCGGCCCTAATAGATTGGGGAGCTTCGGCTCCCCTTTCTTTTCTTAAGGATTAAAATGACTAACGTAGCTCATGCTTCTTTAACTGGCTCTGAACTCCACGAGCCTAAAGGTGTTTCTGCCGCTCCTCTCGGTACCGTCTACGTCGCTAATGGCGCTGGCAGCGGAAGCTGGGAAAACATTGGTACATCTTCTTTCACAGGAATGATCGCGGACTTCGTAGCTCCGGTTGTTCCTAATGGTTGGCTTGAATTAGACGGCTCCGTGATCTCCACGAGTACGTTCTCAGGCCTTTATGCCGTTATGACTATTACGACTAGCGGATCGAGAACTAACTCTTCGCCTGTCGTGACTTCTATTGCAGATACTTCTCAGTTTAGAGTTGGTTACTTCGTCTTCGGTACAGGTATCAACGCAGGAACTACCATAGTAAGTATCGATTCTGCTTCTCAAATAACTCTTTCTAGTAACGCCACGTCGTCAGGTACTGCTGCGTTTGCAGTCTCACCGTGGGCAATGAATACAGGAACTATTACTCTTCCTAATGTTTCTGCTGCTGGACGCTACCGTCGATCTAGAACTGCTTCGACTGCTGTAGGTCAAGTACAAGCTGATAGTCTTGCGCCTCATACTCATACTGGTAGTGTTACAACGTCTGGTACTACAGACAGTCAAGGCTCTCACTCGCATAGTATAAACGATCCGGGTCATGCTCATAGTGGTACTGCTAATACAGTTGTCCTTGGAAATACCGCAGGCTCCGGTATCGGTGGCGGCGGTTCGTTTGGTGTTACGGGTAATGCGGGACTGAGCATAAATGCAGCGGGAACTGGTATTAGTTTAAATGCTAACGGGGCTCACACTCATAGTGTAACAAGTACTGGAACATTTACCACTGCTTCAACAGGCTCTGTCGAAACACGGCCGGTATCTCTTGTTGTAATGACTTGCGTTAAGACCTAAATGACTAAACTTACTCTTAGCAATCTCCAGAATCTACAGAACGAATCTACTACTATTACGACACTGACGCAAAATAACGTTGCGACAGTGAATGCTCTTGAGAATACGCTATCACGCGATGGCACAAGTCCTAATCAGATGAATGCCGATTTCGATATGAATAGCAATCGTATTCTTAATCTACCTGATGCTTTGACAGACCAAGAACCTGCTACGTTCAGTCAGCTTAATGACCGTATAGATAGTCTAACTAATGGTGCCGTTATATCTGCATCATTTGTTACTCTTGCTAATGATCCTCAGCTTCAGAATGAACGTGTTCTTACGGCAGGTACCAATCTAGGAATAGCTGATACAGGTCCTAGTGGTGAAGTCATTATTTCGATCACTGACCCTGAACTCAACTCTATTGCAAGTCTTACTTCTGCAAACAATCAAGTTCCTTATTTTACCGGTTCAGGCACTGCTGATCTACTGGCTGTTACTGACTATACAAAGACAGTTCTTGATG